TCTTGATAAATTGGTAAATTGGCTTAATAGGTATGAGAAAGAAGTTGATCTTGATAAATTGGTAAATTGGCTTAATAGGTATGAGAAAGAAGTTGATCTTGATAAATTGGTAAATTGGCTTAACAGGGACGGGATTGGTAAATTGGCTATCGACATCTGGCCCAAAGCATCGAGTGAAGCTGGGCAAGTGTCTTGGTTTTAAAGGAGAACACATTACTTATCTTATGGTAGAGCATCCAGAGCATTTCATCTTCCATTTCGTTTACATCTTTCCTCATATGCTCATAGAACAACTTTTCGACAACAGGGATAATGATACCTATTGGCCATTCAACAAGCATAGACTTGATATCAGCCTCAAGGATTGCGGTTAAAGTTGTACGTTGAAGATGCTGAGGTATGGCTGCGTGTTGGTGTTGGGTTCTTGCCCAGTCCATACTGTCTAGCGAAGCTAGGACGAAATACTCAATTGCCTGCTCTGCTGTTAAAAGGTTCACAGTTTCCACTACCCTCCGGTAGTTAGATGATCATGACGAACACTCGTCAGGAGCAATTCGGACAAAATTCGGGTACTTTCCATGTCGGACATCTCATGCTATTATGGAATAAATGATCTTGAGGAGCGACAATGGACTATAAGGAATGGTGCCCGGACGAAGCGATCCAGGATCTGACGGTCCGGCGCGCGCTGCGTGAGGTAGAGGACCCGGTCAAAATGGCCGTTGATCTTTTGAAGGAGAACCTGCCACTTTCTGTGCTTTCCATGACACACCTGGCAGTTCACTCCCCAACCGAGGCCATTCGGTATCAAGCCTCCAAGTACATTATGGACCGCACGCTCGGCGACCCTAGGGCAAACCTGATGCTTCCTGACAACAAACCAGCCTGGGAGCGGATTTACGACGACGTGCTGGTCGAGGCCGAGAAGATTGTGAATGAGTAAAAATGCTTGTTTATCTTATGTTCGGTTGGGTTGGAGTTGTTTTCAGTATCATTGGGATGGTTATTTCGGTCCCAATAGCATTTTGGATAAATTCTGAGCTGAACCGGGAGGTATAATGCCACTTAGGGTAGCAAACAAGAACGATACAGTTCGGTATCGTAACGCTAGTGGCGAGTCGGTCACAGCTCTCGTAGTTGGCGTGCAGCTTGGCGCTCCCGCACAGCCAGCGTCCTCGACTGCTACAACCGGCGGAACCTTGGCTGCGGCAACGTACTCCTACCGTGTCTCCGCTGTGGTGGATGGTATTGAGACAACCGCCTCTACCGCAAAAACCCAAGTAACAACCGGAGCCACCTCGACGGTGACCGTTGACTGGACTGCCACTGCGGTCCCTGCTGCTACTGCTCATAAGGTATATGGACGTACCGGCGGTTCCGAGCTGTTGATGGGAACGGTGAACATGCCGACAACGACGTTTCTTGACACAGGCTCGGTGACGCCGGCTGGTGCTTTGCCTACTGCCGATGGTCGTATTGCTATTCGGCTCCCACACCAAAGCCCACACGTGCTCAACCCAGTCTTAAAAGCTACAACCATGAAGCAGACCGGTGTGTACCAACACAGGTAGTAAACGTTAAGGGTTGCTGAGAGGTAGTGACATGCCGTTGAAAAGGGGATCTTCGAAGAAGACGGTCGGCGAGAACATCTCAAAGTTGGTTAAGGAAGGGTACCCACAAAAGCAGGCAGTTGCCATTTCAATGCAAACAGCAGGAAAAAGTCGTAAGAAGAAACTAAAAAGGGCTAAGTAAGAAAAAGTCGTAAGAAGGGCTTAGAGAAAGGCGTACGGCATGCAGATTCTCACGCTCATTCTGCTTATAGCCGCGTTTTTGTGCTTCCTGGCTGCGGCGTTCGGCGGCACGCTGAGCCCTCGAATTAACATGGTCGCTCTTGGCCTCGCCCTGTGGGTCGCAGTGCCACTGCTGGCATTGATCAACAGTATGGCAGCAAGTCATTAATAGAAATTAACAGTATGGCAGCAAGTCGTTAAATGAAAATCAAGTACTTAAGGGTTGCTGAAGAGATCAACGTAAGGTGATGGTGGGATAGTGGCTGTATATAGTCCATCCGGAAGCGGAAACGTTCATCCTGACAAGATGTCAAAAAAGGTGAGCGTTGGGTTTCCGCAGGGTAAGACGAAGAAAGTTGTAAAGAAGACAGCCAAGAAAGCCACGAAGAAGGCTTCCGGAGGGTACTAGTGAGTGACTACTACGGCTGTGCCAGGTTCAACCAGACCTCCGGTACCAACGCAACAAATACACTAGCGACCACTTCGGGCAAAGCCGGAAGGTTGCGCATGGTGACGGTGACCTACTCGGGTGGTACTGCTGGGTCGGCCACTGTAACCCTTACCTCAGGGCTTGGATCTGGTTACAACGTTCTGTTGAACAGCATTACCACGTCTGGGACCCCAAGCGTTGGTGTATACATACCGACAACGCCAATACCGGTAAACTCGGATGATGTGATTACAGTTGTTGGAGCAGCGGTCACTGCCCAGACATCTTCCATTGCAATTTATCTCGATCGTCTTGCCGGATAAGCCATGTTGGTGTGGCAGTGTGCGTTTCGGGTTAGCGAGACCCAGGATAAGGACGTCCGTTACTCCGAGGTTTTGAGCGGTGTTGTAATTCCTGACGAGTGTGTCAACGACGTGCAGGATGCTCACGACGAGGTATGGGCAATTTTAGTGCCAAACGAGCCAACGAAGCCGTATGCAGTCTACTTAAGCGGAACCAGAGATGGCCAAGACGTTACCATGAGCAACTGGATCGAAGAAAACGCTTAAATGGCCAACATCGAAGAGAACGCTTAACGGAACTACAGTGCAAAAGGCGTTCAGGCGTTTTCACGGTTGGGCCGTCCCTTCGGTCACCCTCGATCTGGTGGATAGTACTCATGAGCAAAGCAAGGAAGATCGTCAAAAATAGGATGGCTTTGGGTGAGATACTTCTACGACACCGAGTTTCTTGAAGATGGCAAAACCATTGAGCTTATTTCAATTGGGATCGTTGCCGAGGACGACAGGGAGTACTATGCCGTAAACTCAAGCGCTCCATGGGAACGGATAAAAAGTAACACCTGGTTAATGCAGAACGTAGCTCCATGGTTACCAAGTAAACAGTATGTCGATGTGGTCGAGTTGCCACTATGGCAGGTTAATGCGGAAGATCCCGTGGTGAAACCGCACTTTGTAATCGCCAACGAAGTTCGAGACTTTCTACTTTACGACCAAAACCCAGAGCTTTGGGCCTGGTACGGATCCTTTGACCATGTCGCGTACGCCTGGTTGTTTGGACCTATGAACGACCTGCCTAAAGGGCTTCCCATGTACACCAACGACCTGAAACAAGAATGCGACCGGCTTGGCAGCCCTACACTTCCGAAACAAGACTCAGTGGAACACCACGCCCTAGCCGACGCGCAGTGGAACAGAGAAGTGTTCGAGTTTCTCCAAAGGCTAGGGAAGGCCCATGAGGCTCGATAAAGTCTACAAGGTAGATAAGTGGAAGTACTTTGACCTCATTGAGTACAAACCATATCGAAAGCAGCGGGAGTTCCATCAAAGCACCGCGCGGTTCAAGGTTGCGGTAGCGGGGCGCCGTGCCGGTAAGACCCTCATGGGTGCTCGGGAAGTTGAGCCGATCCTCATGATGCCCAACAAGCGGGTCTGGATCGTCGGCCCGTGTGTAGATGAAGAAACTGAGATTTTGACTCAACGTGGTTGGTTGAGGTATAACGAGGTTTTGGTGGGTGACGAAACACTTTCCATTAACCCAATTACAGGATTAACAGAATGGGATGTTGTAGAAAAGGTCCTTTGTAGTCCAGGTATTCATGATGTTGTTCGGATGGAAGGACCTTCGTTTTCTTCGATATCGACGCCAGACCACAGATGGTTGACAAAGCGACGTGTTGGGATTGGTTATAGACAGCAAGGATCCAAGCTACCAAAAGCTCTTAAGCCGATTGAGCATTTGCTTCCAAAAACTAGTAATGGTTGGACTTGGCGCACTACAAGTACATTAACGGCAGATGACAGAATTCCACGTGCTGCACCATGCTCTACGTTTCCAACAGAACCAAAATACTCGGATGCTTTTGTGGAACTCGTTGCTTGGTTATGGACCGATGGATCAAAATCGGGAACCAAGGGTGCGTTGACGATTCACCAATCACACGTAGTTAACGAAACAAACGTTGCCAGGATAAGGCGCGCATTATTGGAGCTATGTCCAGATCCTATTTTAAGCCACAGTTCGATTCAGCCTGGAACAGCTTTTTGGTCAGAACGCATTTCCGAGTCAGATCCAGATAAGACTGTTTTTTACATCGGTAAAATTTTAAGTAAAAAGTTTGAAGAAGTATTTCACATGGCCAAGATCGAACATCACAAGCTTATTGATCCTAACTTTATTCGTTCGTTGACAATGTCTCAGCTTCGACTGTTTGTTGACGTGTCTGTTTTGGGCGATAGAACTGTTGGATATCAATTAAAGGATGGATATGAGTCTAACCAAAAGATAATTTATCAAGAAAACGAAGAGCAACTTTTTGCGGTTCAACTAGCGTGCCAATTGCTTGGTATCCCAACAAGCACAAGACTTCGAACTAAAGATGGCAAAAATGGCTGGGTTCTAGGACTTCTCACCAAAGATTTTGTTAATCCTGTGCGAGCCACTCACGTAGCTGGACCAAACGGGATGAAGATCGGGGGTGAGCAATATGTAGGTACTGTCTGGTGTGTCACGACTCGCAATGGGAACTGGCTTGCACGGCGTGGTGGTTCTGTCCACTACACAGGCAATACCTACGATTGAACTTGGTGAGAAAGAGTTCCGGGTTATTTGGAACGACATGATTATAAAGCTTGGTCTCGGACGTGAGCGTGAGGTCCGGCGTAGCTATGCAAAAAAGCAAGGTGACCTAAGCATTGAGTTTCCGTGGCGGACCAGGCTTGAGGTACGAAGCGCGGATCGTCCGGAGAACCTTGTCGGCGAGCGTCTCGACTACGTGATTATGAGCGAATCTGCCAAGCACACCAAGGAAACTTGGGAACGGTTTATTCGCCCGGCGCTGACAGATGTGCTCGGTAATGCCATTATGACCTCGACCCCGGAGGGAATGAACTGGCTGCACGCCCTGTGGCAGTACGGACGTGACCCAAGCTACCCCGATTATGCGAGCTGGCAGTTTCCAAGCTGGGAAAACCCTCACTTGTATAGACACGGACGAAACGACCCAGAGATACTGCTTCTCGAACGGACCATGCCAAGCGACTGGTTCATGCAGGAGATTGGTGCCGACTTTACTAGTTTTTCCGGGAAAATTTACAGTGAATGGAACGAACAGGAACACGTACAAAAAATCGAGTACAACCCTTTACTTCCAAACTACATCAGCTTTGACTGGGGCTTCGTCGCACCGATGGCCGCTGTGGAGTTCCAGGTGGACACCATGCAGCGCGTTCGGGTTTGGCGGGAACATTACAAAACAAGGATGAGGCTCAAAGACTTCCTGGGCGAGATGGCGTCTCGCGAGCAGCCACCTGGTTACAAGATTGACCTTTGCTTTGGAGATGCTGCCGACCCGGAAGCTGTAATGTCGGTTTCTGAGGATTTTTCCCCATGTTACGCAGATCCGATGGCAAAGTCGAACTGGCGCGAAGGCGTTGAGCTTGTTAAAGGGTTCTTGAAGTCCCAGGAAGTAGATCAGGACGAGTACGGAACCCCAATAGAGGAGCCGTGGCTAATTGTTGATCATGGCTGTACCAACATCATTCGCGAGTTCAACAACTACCGAAGTGCCGAACCGCCACGAGGCAGAGAGCGAAACCCACGGGAAGATGCTCAGAAGTTCGATGACCACGCACTTGACGCGCTGCGGTATGGAATGATGCACGTGTTTAAGCTCGGCGCAACTCAAAGTTTGTCCGACATCATCGACTCACGGTCATTCAGTGATATTCCAAGCAGTGGGTACTTTACCACAGGCAAGCGGTTTTCATGACAAAATACTTGTTAGCGGCCGGCTGCGGCGGTTGCTTGGTGTTTGTTGGTGTTACCATTTGGGCTTACTATTTGGCCTGGAAAGCATGGAACAACACATGAAGTTTCGGAAGAAGCCCGTAGAGATTGAAGCTGTTCAGCTATGTTGGGCCACCTGGAGCGAGGTGTGTGAGTTTCTAGGTGACATTGTCTCGGAGTTGAACCAAGGACGCACGGTTGAAACATACTCGGATACTTGTGCCGAATCTGGCCCGTATATTGAGCTTACCATTCCAACGTTAGAGGGTGACCACATTGCTCGACACGGTGACTGGATCATAAGAGGCGTTAGTGGCGAATATTACCCCTGTAAACCAGACATATTTGAGTTGTCCTATGAGAAGGTACCATGAAGTTTGACGACGATGTTCTTTACGAGATACTGAAAACTGAGCTAATGAGCCTAGGAAACCAAGGGAGTGGAATGAGAAGGTTCAAGCTACAAAGGCTAGATGACGTCACTGGCATCTCAGGAACTGGCATTGTTGCCGAGGGAGTCAAGTTTTCCGATGGAACAATTGCCATTCGATGGAAGTCTGAGTACCCTTCGACCGTGGTATGGCAAAGCATCGAAGATGCGATAAAGGTTCATGGGCATGACGGCAAAACCGAGATCATCTGGATTGACTAGGGGCTTTTGTGGGAGCCATTGAAGAGCTTGAGGAGTATGCCGAGGCTCGGCAGATCTCTTTTGCCGAAGCGCTGCAACGCTATCAGGTTGTGGGGGCAAACTACGACCCGGCGCACGGCTCGTTCATGATTATGTCAGAGCGCGACCCTGGCATGTCAGGCGATATCGCCATTGCCGAGCTTGGTTACTCTTCACCCTCGCCCTGGACCTCCTGGATTCGCGACGAACGGGTACCGGAGCTTAGAGACAAAGCTGGCCTTCGGACCTATTACGACATGAAGCGATCCGATGGAACGATTCGTGGCGCTCTTCGGCTGTTGAAGACTCCCATTCTGGCCGCTCGATGGTTCGTGGAACCGGCGTCGGACTCCGTAATCGACAAAAATATTGCCGAGTTCGTGGAGAGGAACCTTTTCCACGAGCTTAACCTGCCATGGAGCAGGATTGTCGAGGACGCCCTGCTCATGTGCGACTTCGGATACTTTCCTTTTGAGCTTGTCTTTAAGATTGATGGTGACAAGCTTAAGCTCCAGAAGCTAGCTCCTCGGCACCCGATGGATGTTAAGGAGTGGCAGTGGGACGAACACGGCGGTCCTCGTGGCATCGTCATGGAGCAGCCGTATGGGCAATACTCCACTTCTTATGGTACTTCGGTGTTCCAAGGGGTGGCCTTTGATGGGTCAGTGAGCATTCCGATCGAGAAGTTGGTCATCTTTGTGCTTGAGCAGGAAGGTGGAGACCTACGAGGCACTTCCATTCTTCGGTCTTGCTACAAGCACCATTACTACAAGGACACGCTTTACAAGATCGACTGTGTAGATGAAGAAACTGAAATCTTTACCAAAAAGGGCTGGAAACACTACGACAAAATAGAGATTGGAGATGAAACGCTAACAATTAACACATCTACAGGTCTAAGTGAATGGAATGAAATTGAAGCTATTCACAAGGCCAATGGCACACACAACATGATAAAGATGGAAAGTCGTGTATTTTCAGCTATGACTACGCCTGATCACCGTTGGTTTGTAAAAAACAAAAGATCTGGCGATTGGGTATGGAAAACTACGGAAACGCTGTCATATCTTGACCAAGTACCTAAATCAGCAGAGGTTTCCAGTTTCCCAACTGAACAAAAGTACACCGATACCTTTGTTGAGCTTGTCGCTTGGATGTGGGCAGATGGTACAAATCATAATGGAATGATTTATATCGAGCAATCGAATTTAGTAAATGAAAAAAAGGTTCAGCAAGTTAGAAATTCTTTGTCTTCCATTTCTCCAGTTTCGAAACTCACAAGGAAAGATCGATTCGGAACAAAATGGTGGACAGAAAACATTAATGACTCCCGCCCTGATATTACTCAGTTTCGACTCAGTAGGTTGCTAAGTCTTGAATTTGCCGAAGCATTTATTGGTTATAAGGTAGTAGACCCAGATTTTATACTTCGCCTCACCAAGGCCCAGCTCAATTTGTTTGTGCAAACATGTATCTCTGGTGATGGCTATCGACCAACTGCTGGACATGAACCTTATATTGCACAAGAGATTAAAGAAAGACTTTTCTCTATTGAGTTAGCATGTGCACTTCTAGGTATTCCAACAAGTATTAGATATTATGACTACGGTAGCATTTCTACTGGTGGCCCACATTGGCGCCTCCAGCTTCTACGCAAACATACATATAGTCCTAAATATGCAGAAAACCAGTCGAAGCGGTTGGGTTATGCCAATGGAATGACTATAACTAAAGAACAGTATCAAGGAACCGTTTGGTGTGTATCAACAAGTAATGGCAACTGGCTAGCTAGACGAAAAGAATCTGTTTATTACACTGGTAATTCAATCCAGAAAGAGCGACATGGCATTGGCGTGCCGATGATTAAGCTGCCTCCTGGATACTCAACGAAGGACAAGAACACCGCTGAGGATCTTGGAAGAAACTTAAGAACAAACGAACGCGCTCACATCGTGGCTCCGTCTACTTGGGAAATTTTATTTGCCAAGCTTGAGGGTCAACCGGTCAACTGCATTCCGTCGATTGAACATCATGACATGAAAATCAAGTCGAATATTTTGGCTCCCTTCATGGACGAAGCAAACGTAAACCCGGACTCGTTGGACGTGTACTACAAGTCAACGCGCTACATTGCCACCACAGTGTGTGACACGTTCAATCATTTTGTGATTCCGAAGCTTGTTGACTTTAACTTTTCGCGGGGCGGCTATCCAAAACTTCGCGTTCGTCGGATTGGTGAGCAAGAGGACATTCGCACCATGTCGTTCGCGTTCCGGAACTTTGTTGGTGCAGGCGCCATTCGGCCGGACGACGAACTCGAAGACTTCCTGCGAAGTGAGCTGGACCTCCCTCCTGTGGACAAAACCTCGGTACGAATGCCGGCAACCCAACAACAAGGTCAAACCAATACGCCTGGTACCCCAATGCCACCAAAAGTTGGTCTACCAAAACAGGCCCCGAAGCTGAACGTGAAGCTTCCACAGTCAAACGCTGGACTCGACACCTCTGGAGGAAAGTAATGAGTAAGGTGAGCAGAGACAGCATTGTGTCGGTTCGGCTTACCAAAGACGAGCGTCAGGTACTGGAACAGATGGCAAAGTTTAACAAGATGTCGTTGTCTCAGGCTCTTCGGTCACTGATCAAACCACCATTTGTTGCGCCAGTATACGGCAGCCCGGCAACAACTAGCACGGCGGCTGCTTATCCAAGCTTTACCTCCGTATATTACCCAAACTTTCCGACGGAAATAGGAGGTGTTCAACGGTGACGATGAGTCGACGCCAGAGCTTGTCAACATCAAGTGTAAGACAACGCCGTGCAGTTGCCAAGGATCAAAAGGTCGGTTATGATCGGGTAAAAGTAGATCCTGCCATGATGTCCGAATTGTCGTACCGGGCTCGCAAACGGTTGGCAAAAACACAGTTTGCCATTCCAGGAGACAGAGCTTATCCGATTCACGACGAGGCCCATGCTAGGAATGCTTTGGCCAGAGTTGCCCAACATGGCACTCCAGAGGAGAAGAGAAGAGTTCGGGCCGCAGTGGCTCGACGGTATCCCAACATTGGGAAGAAAAAGAAGCCAGCGAAGGGAGGGAAGTGAAAATTGGAGAAAGACATCCTGTACCTCATCGAGCTGGCTAACGTTCAGCTCAACGAAAGCGAGGACGTCCCAAAGTCGTGGATTCATCTGCTCCCGATAGGTGAGTACACGCACCCGGTTTATGGCAAGCTCTCCATGACTTCCGAGCGAATTAAAAATTTCGCGGAAAATGTCAAAAAGCGGGTGCGGGGCATCGACCCAAGCATTAACCTCATGCACGGTGACAAGGTCAGTGGTGACGGAGAAGCCGCCGGTTGGATTAAGGATGCCGAGGCTCGCCACGACGGCCTGTGGGCACTCGTTGAGTGGGTAAAGAGCGCGGCTCAGGACATCAAGGAAAAGAAGTGGCGGTACATTTCCGCGGAGTTCCGAGAGAAGTGGGCGGACCCGGCGGGCAAGTCGTTCAGCGACGTGCTGTTTGGTGGAGCGCTGACAAATCGGCCTTACATGAAGAATTTGCTGCCAATTAACCTCTCCGAAAACTCCATACATCAGGCGTTTGAACTGGTTGATGCGATCAACCGAGCGAAGCAGACCCATAAGGAGGAAGATGTGGATTTGAAGAAGCTTACTGAGCTTCTTGGTCTTCCGGAGGGTACCACTGAAGAGGCAGCTTTTGCAAAGTTGGCGGAAACGTTGAAGGCTCCGCCAGCCCCGCCAGCACCGCCAAAAGCTCCCCCTACCGTTCCAAAAGTGGATCTCAGCACAGAGCTGAAGAAGCTCGCTGAGGAAAACCCGATGGTAAAGACGCTCATTGAGACTGTTGACGCACAGGAAAAGGCCCTCAACGATTTCCAGGTCTCACTGCGCGAGGCAGATGTGAGCCGTAAGCTGGCTGAGTTTGACACTTCGAAGATCATACTCACGCCTCGGGCAAAGGACCTGGTTCACGACCTTCTGCTCGACATCCCTGTGGAGCTTTCGGAACAGTTCTGGGAGCTGTTGAACCTCATGCGGAACAGCACCAGCTTCATGGTAGAGATCGGGGAGCGGGCGGGAGCCAACGTTCGCTATGGACGGTCAAAGGACAGCAAGCAGTTGTTCATGAGTGAGTCTCAGCGCATTGCCGATGAGAAGAAGATTGCGTTGACCGAAGCCATGTCCATTGCGGCAAGCCAGAACCCGGAGCTTTACAATGGCTACCGGCAAGAAGCGTTCTCATTCCGGGACTAAAGGGAGGTGTGACTGAGATATGGCAGGCGCTAGTTATGTACTTGATAAAGGGTATAAGGTCCTTTCGACCTACAACAGCTCCGCTGCGGCAGGTGTCACACCTTACCGTTGTGTGAAGACTGCGACCGGTCAGACCATTGACCTGAATGCAACCGCAGCCACACTCTCGCTCGGTGTGGTTCAAGAGGCCGTAGATGCAGCAAAGGTTGCCACAGGCAAGGTTGTTGCTGACGTACGGATGCTGGGCATTACCAAGGTCTTTGTTACTACAGCGGCAAGCTTAGTCATAGGTTCCAAGGTGATGGCTGGTACTGGTGGCGGCGTTCTGCTGGCCACTTCTACTAACTTTGTTGTTGGTATTGTCGTCGGTTTTGGTGGAACATTGGCCGACGGCGACATTGTCGACATCCTTCTGACTCCTGGTATGGTGGCATAATGCCTGTTTACGCATCGTCTGGTAGCAGCAATGTCCACGTTGACCAGGTTCTCACCCAGATTAGTGTAGGTTGGCCAACACTTGGTCTTGCCGGTGCTGCGCTTTTCCCGTCTGTGACGGTTCGGAAGCAGTCCGATAGATACTATGTGTTCGGTCGCGAGGGCTGGCTGCCTGAAGACGACTTCCGGGCGCCTGGTACTGAGGCGAACGAGGTCACTGGTCTTACTGTGTCCACGGACACATACTATGCACAAGAGCACTCGTTGCAGATTGCGGTCACCGATGAGGAGCGCGAAAACGCGGACTCTCCTCTGAACCCAGACCGTGATGGCACGAACCTCGTTACTTCGAAGATCATGCTTGGCCGAGAACGTGCCATGCAGACCCTAGCAACTGCTACTGTGAACTATGAGTCCGGCTACTCTACGACTCTTTCTGGTACTGCACAGTGGAGTGACTACGCCAACTCGGACCCGATTTCCGACCTCCGGACTGGAAAGTCTAAGATTCACTCCGGCTTGTTCCTTGAGCCAAACGTTCTGGTTATTCCTTACCAGGTCATGGCAAAGCTGGAAGACCACCCGGACTTCCTGGAGCGCATTAAGTACTCTGAGCGGGCAATTTTCTCCCCTGAGCTGCTTGCTGCGATCCTTGGCTTCCAGCGTGTGATTGTCCCTGGTGTTGGCGTTAACACCGCGAACCTTGGTCAAACCCCATCGCTTGGTTACCTGTGGGGTAAGGATGTTGTCATGGCTTACGTTCCTGGCGCTCCTGGCCTGAAGATTCCAGCCTATGGATACGAGTTCACTTGGGGCCAGCAGACTGTAGACCGTTGGCGGGAAGAGAAGCGTAAGTCCGACGTTGTTCGAGTTTGCCGGTACTACGACTTGAAGCTTACCGCGCTTGGTTCTACTAGCAAGTCGATCGCTGGATACCTGATTAAGGCGGCCGTCTTGTAATGGCAAGCGGAGACGTGGTATACGATAAATCTAACATGTTGGTTTCTAGTATGTCAGTACAGCACTTTGGCAGTAATGGTTGGAGTGCAGCGCTTTGGCAGTAATGGTTGGAGTGCAGCGCTTAACGTAGGAGGAACATCTTCACCACATGATGACGTTTCAATAAGCGTTATAGTTTCGTCACCTGTTGGTGCTCCATTTGACGTTACTAAGACATACGACGTGATTATCAAGGAGCATTAATGGCTAAGCAGATCTATGCAGTTACCAACATAAACCACAGCGGCAAGTGGTATGACGCCGGCTCGGAGCTGAAGGCTGACGACTTCTCGAAAGAGGAGCTTCGCCAGCTTTATGACAATGGTGCCATTGAGATTCGGGACTCTAGCACGGTAGAGGAGATGGTGAAACCCGAGGAACCGGCACCATGGGAGGAAGAGGTAAGCACTCCGAAACCACCCGTCTCAGAGCCTACGCCCGGCCCGGACACCACTGTTACATCTCCGGAAAAGATGCCTTCGGAAAAGGCAGTCCCGGCTAAGGTTGCACCGGCAAAGGCAGCCGGTGCTAAGTAGGGATAATGCCAAGGATAGTTACGGAAGACGTTCGGGCTTGGGTTGAGAGTTCAAAACTCAATGTCCAAGCCTTGGACTTAGAACACCTTGACCAAATTGAAACCGAAGTATTAGCCAGGGTTGGTACGGTTTACGATACCTCAGCCTGGCTAGATAGCTCTGCTACACCGCGACTGATTCAAGTTATCATCGCGAAGATGTATGCTGGTTGGCTTTACGACAAACTGTATAGTGAGAATCAAAGCGAGTCAAACCAGTATGCTCAACAAATTAAGACCAATGCAGAGCAGCTTATCATGGGCTTGCTTGATGGTACTATCGAGATACCAGGAGTAGTAGCATCAAGTCCTCAAGAAGCCAGCTTTTACCCTAATGACGCATCAAGTGCATTGAATCCAACTTCCGACGATACGTCGTTGGGCCCTGCGAAATTTAGCATCGGTAGAGTTTTCTAGTGGCTAAGCAAGTTATTTACCAGTTTCCAGCAATCTCAATCGGCGATGGGTTTTGGCCACAGGTGTTGGCTGAGGTTGACGATCTGGAGCGAGTGAAGAGAATCTTTTCTGACTTTCGAGAACCTTTTAACGAGTCGCTCCGGAAGGTAATAATTCCATCTATTCGCCGCAACTTCGAGGCAGAGGGTCGCCCACCGTGGGAACAGCTAGCTGAGATAACGGTGCAGATCCGTAGGTCAGCACACCCAATTCTTCGGCGAACTGGTTATCTCTTCCGTAAGGCAACACAAATTAACATTTGGCGTGTGAGTCGTGACATCATGTACTCACCAATTGGCCCATTCGCCTCCTACGCTGCGTTCCATCAAGGCGGCACTCGACACATGCCGGCCCGGCCATACATTTTGTATCAGCGGGAGGACGTCGAGTCTATTGTTGACGTGTTCAGTGACTGGATAGACCGGAAGTTACAACAGCAGGGAGGTGCTTGATAGTGCCTCACACTGACAACGTAACAGTGGTAGCCGTGGCCCTTTACAATCTCATCAACGCAAACAAAGGTTCTCTCGGGATCAACATTGTTCTGTTTGGTAACCAGAATATGATACCGTCGTCTCCGGCTGTTGTGGTGAATCCTGGAACAAAACGTCGGGACTTAGCCGGAGTATCCGCACCAGGCGGCCGGGTTATGAACGAGATGTCGGTATTTATAGATGTTCATAGCTCAAAGGTTGGTGATGAGTTCGCCGAACGGCTGGCGGTAGACCAGCTTGCCGAAGCGGTCGAAGTCAAGATTCATTCAGATGTAACGCTCGGTGGCATTCTTATCCATGGGTTTGTTAACGAGTGGGACCCGGGAGAAACGTTCATTCAGGGGTCCGCGTTCCGAACCGTCCGAATGACGTTCATTGGTAAAACCAAGACGTACCTATCGTCGTCTTAGGAGCAATATGGCAACGTACCTTGAGTCTGATCGCGAAGTCACCATAGATGGCGTTGGCTTGCTCACTCCGGGTGTCCAGGTCGAGGTTGACCAAGACCGTTTTCGGACGTATCATAACGTGGACGTGGGTTCGGCCAACCTTCCCTCCTTCATAAAGGTAACTTTGTCCGAGGAGGAAGAAGTTCCCGAGGAAGCTGTGGAAGCTACCGAGGAGGTTGAGGAAAGCAAGGTTGGTTTGGCGGATGTAGTAGCGGAGTTCGGATCGTAAGGGGGTGAGTTAAAATCGCACCTGGTATTGGCGCTGCTGGAATCATGGGGATTGCCTTTGAGGTTTTATCACCTCCAGTCCAGTCCGCACTTGCCACTGCAACAACCGGCGGTACCATCACCGCTGGTACATATAAGTATGTGGTAACAGCAATCAACGCAAATGGCGAGACGACCGCGAGCAATGAGCAGACAATCGTAACAACCGGTTCTACCTCTACGGTTACCGTCACTTGGGTTGCGGTGACCGGCGCCACTGGTTACAAGCTCTACAAGACAGCGGCGGGCGGTGCCACCGGCACCGAGCTACTTTATAAGACCGTTGGTGCGGTTACCACGGACGTTGACACAACTCCCGGCTCGCCTTCTGGCGCGTATCCGAGCTTGAACACGGCGAGCAACTCTGGGGTATACGTAGCACCATCGAAATTTGTTCCGTTTATGTCCGAGTCGCTCACATCCGTTCAGTCCACCATCTTCCGGCGTCCGATTCGTCAGTCCGCTGATGTCATTGGTGCGGTTCCTGGTAACTTCAATGTCGAGGGTGACCTTTCCATTGAGGGTATGGAGGACGTTTGCATTTACTTCATGTCTGCGGGCCGACATTCCCTGGTTAAAACTGGTACTGCTCCTAACTTTACCTACACTTTTACGCCTACCCCAAACGCTATCCCAGCGAAGACGCTCTCAATCACCGTTGTTCGTAACAACATCGTGTTCGGTTTTACCGGATGTGTCGTCTCCTCGTTCACATTCACTCCAGAAGACGGCATTCTCATGTTGAACATGAATATTCTTGGTCGCGACGAAGCAGTGCAAACTGCTCCAACTCCGACCTGGCCGACGACCGTGCCATTCGGAGCTGGTCAATACAGCATTGAAATTCCAACAGGAACTCCGGTCCTCGACACTGACAGCTTCGAGTTTACCGTAGAAAATAACGCTGAGGCACAGTTCCGGTTGAAGAGTACCAGCCGTGGCGCTCAGTTCATCAAGTACGGTGAGCGTAACGCAACGATGAAGCTGGAGCGAGACTTTGAGTCTAGGACCGATTTTGACGCATTCAAGGCGCTTACAGCCCAGAGTGTCACCATGTCTTGCTCAAAGGGTGTGAACAACCAGCTTAACATTGTTTCCCCAGTAGCCGTTAAGGACACATACGAGGTTTCCAACGCTGGGCAGGGTGAGTTGGTTCGGGCTTCCATTACTTATCAGAATGTTATCAACACGACCGGCGAGTCATACACGCTAACCATCAAGAGCCAAGAAGACACCACGTGACGGTTAATTTTTTATTAGGTTGTGGAAGAGGATTATAATGCCTGTAGGTACCGTTACCAGAAACACCGAGCAGTTTGACCTTACAACGTTGCCTGGAGCCTACGTTGTTATTAGAAGAATGAATTTCGGAGAAAAGTTGGATCGCCAGGATGACATGCTGAACATGCGGACGACCGGCGAAAGCAATCAGTTTGAGCTGAAGATGTTAATGAAGAAAATGACATTCAAGGACTTTGGAAACCTCATTATTGACCACAATATTACCGACGAGAATGAACGCAAGCTGAACTTCGGAAACCAACGGGACATCACAACTCTTGACCCAAGAGTCGGTGAGGAGATAAGCAGCCTTATCGAGAAGCTGAACTCATTTGAGGATCTTCCAGAAACAAAAAACTAATGGAAGAGATTCGGAAGATCATTATGATTCCGAATCGCAAGATTAAGTATGACAACAATAATGCATGGATGGTAACTCAGGCAGTAACATTTGTCGAGACGTTGGTGTCATGTCAAGAATTCGGAGTTTTGCCACGAAGTGGGGGTCTCTTGGATCAAGACAGTTATTTCGTTTTCTTGATGCGGCATGCCATTTCGTGTCAGAGAGCCAGGGCGGAGTTGGACGCTCGCCAAGCTAAGTGAGAGGTCCGGAGGTGCTGGATGGCTCTTAACTCCAGAGATCTCTGGGTTGTTCTCAAGGCTAAAGACCAGGCTACCCATGCGCTAAACTCATTTTCCCGAGCTGTTCGCAACGCTGGAAACTCAGTGCGGATTGCACAGCTTGAGGCTGGCGCGGCGACATTACGAAGAAATGCAGAGCTGCTACGAACGAACAGTGCTCAGGCACAGAACATCCAAGGGATCCAGCGCCATATAGCCGGTCTTGATCAAGAAGCTCGCGCGTTGCGAGTTCAGGCTGCCTACGTCCGAGAACACCATGACGTTCTGGCCCGGGACAATGCGCTCACTGACCAGCAGTCGGGTGCACTTCGCCGAGAAATCACCGAGCTTAACAACAGAGCTAACGTACTGAGCAAGACGTCTTCTGCTCAAAGAGCAAACATGGCCCAAGAGAAGATGGCTCTCGGCCAGCGTGTCCAAGCTCTCCAGGCCACGGCTAGGGCCTACGACTTCGAAGCAGAAAAGCTCAAAGCAGCCGACGCAGCGATGGCCATGCACAGTCAACGCTTGCAGCAGTTGTCCATGCGTATGCAAGCCATGTCGCAAACAGCATTCGCGGCTGGTTTTGCCCTGTCTGTGTTTGGTATTGCCGGCATCGTTGGAATTAAAAGGGCACTCGACGTAACCATTGAGTACGAGCGTCAAACCAGATTAACCGCAACCCAGGTTCGAAACTTCACCGCAGATGTTAAAGATCTCTCGGACATGGGTCTGAGAGTTGCCCGAACCATTGCCGTGCCATTTGAAGAGGTTCAAACAGCACTGTATGACATCTTCTCCTCGTTGGAAGTTGGCACTAAGGAAGCCGAACAGCTTTTAGTGTCATTTTCTAAGGCTGCTGTTGCCGGTCAGGTGGACATACAGTCGGTCTCCCGAGGCACAATTGGTATTCTCAACGCCTTCCAACGCCCAATTAGCGACGTGAACCATTTGCTGGACATCCAGTTCCAGTTGGTTCGGACCGGTATTGGTACGTACGAGGAGTGGACAAACCGCATTGGTCTGGTGACACCTTCTGCGGTCCGCGCCGGCCAAAGCATCGAAATGATGGCCGCTGCATTGTCTACCGCCACGCGGATGGGTCTCCCAACTGCAAACGCGGGCGCCGCTGTGGCCCGAGCGTTCGACGCCATGAGCCATCCGAAGACCGCTATTGAGCTGAAAAAGATCGGCATTAGTGTTTTCGACGCGGTCGGCAAGTTCAGACCAATGAACGACGTCCTTCGGGAGCTTCGAGCCAGACTTATGGGGCTTCCAGAACAGGAACGGATCGCTAAGCTTGTCGATATTTTCAAGGGAGCTGGTGGCACGATTCAGGCTCGACGGTTCCTCCAGGCTATTTTGCTTGTTCAGGGGAACCTGGAGCTGTTTGACGATATTCTTGGTCAAATGGAACATTCTGCCGGAAGCTTTGAGCAATCATACGACATGATGGCCAATACCACCGCGGCCAAAACTCAACTTCTCAGCAATAGGTGGAAGGCACTACAACAAGCGCTCGGCGAGGCGCTCATCCCAACGTTACTGAAACTACTTAACCCGCTCAGTAGACTTCTTGACTGGTTTAGCAAGCTGCCAGGACCAACGAAGACTCTTATAGCAAATGTGGTGCTGGTTACCGTGGCCTTGACCACATTGACCGGTGTATTTTTGGGTGTTGTTGGCGTTATCGGCGCTTTCGTTGCTGCCTTCACTTTTGCCGGAACAGCCATTCTCGTTACGTTCGGCATACTGTTTGGCGGAGTGGCAATCATTGGCGGTTTGATTGCTTCTCTAGTACTCGCTTATAAGCATAGCGAAGCATTCCGGGAGACAATCGCCCAAGTTGGCGAACGGATGAAGATTCTGAAAGATATTGCACTTGGGCTAGGATCATCCATCCGGGCGTCGTGGAACAAGTACATAGGACCACCACTTAATGAGCTATGGAACGTTATCGAGTCTAAGGTTATTCCGGCATTCAACAAGTTCTCAGTCCAAGTGACAACTGAGATTATACCAAAGATTCAAGAAGCTGCTCGAATCATAGCCGACCTCGGTGATAAGGCATTCAGGCGAATTGGTGAGATCATAGAAACCGTGGTGGTGCCCGCTATCAGCCACATGGCGGATTGGTGGGCAAAGAACGGCGAAGAGCTGAAGCCGGTTCTGACCATATTTGGTCAAATTGTCAAGTGGGCACTCATTATTGGAGCTGTTTTTGTTGCTGTCTTTGCCAGCGCACTTGTTGGCACGGTCATTGCTGCGATAGGTCTGTTCATAGCTTCCTTGGTATCCATGATCGCCATGTTCATCATGGTAAAGAAAGTGTTTGGGGTAGGGCTCGATTGGCTGAAGCGGACCTGGGACACGGTGTGGGGAGCCATCAAGGACTTCTTTATCACGGTGTGGGGAGCCATTGTCAACTTCTTTGTTGCAGTATGGGAAGGCATTAAGGGCGCCATTAGCGCTGGTCTAAACTGGATCAACGGCGTTTGGCAATCTTTCTGGGCCATGTTCGGTGGACTATTCAAGGCCATTTGGAATCTTATCAAGGCAATAGCTGATTTCGGTATGAGCCTTTTGCTCTTTGTCATTGAGTGGGGTCTGCTTGGGCTACAACATCTTTGGGGTCAGGTTTGGGGTGCCATTGTCCGTGAAGTCAAGGCGAATTGGGAAAATATAATGAACTTCTTGAAAACCGTCTGGGGAGTCATCAGCTCAATAGCTGCGCAAATCTGGGGCACTATCGTTAACCGTTTTAACTCAATTAAGACTTCCACAGCCGTAATATGGGGCGCCATTGTGGCAATCATCTCGGACTCTTGGAACAGGTTCTACAGTATCGTCTCAACCCAGGTGAGCAAGGTCTGGGGCGTTGTCACCGGCGTCTGGGATAAAATCAAAGGGTTCTTCAGCGGCTCTGGAAGCTGGCTATACGATGCAGGTAAAAATATCATCCAGGGGCTTATTAATGGCATAACCTCAATGATTAACAAGGTTACGGACGCGATAAAGAACACCACACAGAAAATTAAGGACCACTTGCCGCTCTCCCCAGCCAAGATTGGCCCACTGTCTGGTTCTGGGGATCCACACAAGTCTGGTGCCAGGATAGCTTCCATGCTTGCCGGCGGCATGATGAGCAAACTTCATGAGGTTGCTGCTTCCTCATCACGGTTGGCTCAGATGACAACACCGCCGGCTCCTCCGACAATGGGAGGGTATGGAGCTGGTCCATGGTACGGCGCCCAGTCAGGTAAGACCGTAAACAACACATTCCATATTACAACGAACGACCCTGATCCGAAGACCTTGGGAGCTAAGTTGGGCTGGGAGCTTCAGGCAAGGATATGACATGGCGCTGACCGAAGATCTTACCTTTAAGCTTGGTAACTCAGGAGTAATTTTAAACACCGACTCGGTTTTGTCGTTTGTCGACATTGACCGAGTAACGGGGTTAGATAGCGCACCATATCGGATAACTGAGCGAGACCACGAAGGTACCGATGGTGGGTTTATTGACGCGGAGTTCGAAAAAGGAAGAACAGTGCTGCTAGAGGGAACAGTCTACGGTTCCACCGGCACGATCGAGTCATACCTAGACTCCCTGAAGGCCAACTACGCTCCCAGCACCTCGTTGCAACCATTTTACTTCAAGGTTCCAGGTGTCAATGAACGAGTACTATTCGTCAAGCCGCTAGGCTGCCGTTACGATTGGGAAACTGCTCGACGGCTGGGAACGACCCAAATACAATTTAGTGTCTACGCCGAAGATCCTCGAATATACGACTCAACTCTTATCCAGGCCACGATTACTCAGGGTGCTCAAACCTTTCCAGGTTTCGGGTTCGACTTTGGGTTCGACTTTGGGTTCGGCGGCACAACGAGCACTAGTGATGGAACAACCGTGACGAACAGTGGCAACAGACCTAGTCCTCCTACCTTTAGCATGACCGGGCCGGTGACCAACCCGGAGATTCTCAGTGATACCGCCGGTACAAGTTTGAAGTTTATCATCGATCTTGCTGGGTCCGATACCTTAACGGTTGATACCTACTATAGAACAGTGAAACTCAATGGCACCGCAAACAGGCGAGGATCGTTGCAACTGCCAAACTGGTTCAACATCTTTCCAGGAGAAAACTTTATTCGGTATCGTGCCGAGTCTGCTGGGTCAAGTGTGTTAACCGTTAGTTTCCGGTCTGCTTGGAGGTGACATGGCTGAGGTTAACCCTCCTGGATTCCTTCAGAATGCCGGGAATGTGCACACAGCCGAGATAACACGTAACTCGGTCGCGTCTGCGCTTGTTGGACCAACAGCAGCTACGTCGTTAAAGAACATTGGTGGAATACATCCTAGCTTGGGAAACCTATTTAAGGTACAGCAGGCAGGTTCTCCGAACATGTCCGTTGACGTATTCAATGGAATTGCTTACATCCCAGCTTCTGAAGGATCGAAGCAGGGCACCTACGTAGCTGTTAACGATGCTACTGTTAACAAGACAATCGCAACTTCGGACCCAACGAACCCTCGTATCGATATCGTTGTACTGAAGGTTCAGGACGCCTTCTACAGTGGTGTCACCAATAGCTGGTCTATCGCGGTTGTTACCGGAACGCCTGCTGGAAGCCCATCACCACCTGCTGCACCGGCCAACTCTATGACAATTGCCCATGTGGCGGTAGCGGCGAACGCCACCTCAATTGTAAATGCCAACATTACCGACAAAAGATACTACGCCACGAGTCTCGGCGGAATTGTAGTTTGTACCTCAACCACCTTGCCTACATGGCCTACAGCAACAGCAGGGATAGGTCAGTTTGCGTTCGAAACTGATACCGGGACTGTTCGCCGTTGGGATGGTTCTGGCTGGTTAATTTTCAAAGAGACCGGTAGCTTCGGTACGGTCGCAACAAGTCAGACTTCGGCATCAGCCGCGTATACCGACCTGGCTACGGTCGGACCTACTGCGTCAGTGGTCACTAACAGCGGTGGCAGGGCGAAGGTTACTCTGTCGGCGGGACTTCAGAACAGTACTGGTAGTGCTAGCTATATGGGTGTAGCTCTAAGTGGCGCAACCACTGTTGCACCCAGTGATGGCCTTGCGTTAGAGGTGCCCGGTTTTACCACTGCAACCTGGAACATAGGTACTACACTCGTCTATACTGGCCTTGGCGCAGGTACCACAACCTTTACGGCTAAGTACAGATCGTCGTCCGGAACCGCCACATTTGCCAACAGAACAATTATAGTGGAGCATTTTTAATGGCTGAAGTTCGGTATGTGTTCGGTAATCTCAGAACAGGTGAGGTTATCGATGAGATTTCCCTGTACGGATTATCTCCGATGACGCTTAAAATGAACGACTGGGGTTCGTTCAACGGGACGCTCCAGTTGGACCAAAGTAACCGATCGAACGCCGACCTGGTGAATGCTGTAGTGCCTTTGCAATGTTATTTAATTGTAGAACGAGAGGGTACTCCGGTTTGGGGTGGTATTGTTTGGAGTTCAGTATACCAGAGCCAGTCGAAATCTATCCAAATTTCCGCAAAAACGTTCGAGGCTTACTTTGAGCGGAAGCTACTACTAACTGATACCAATTTGACCGGAGAACAACGTAATATTTTTCGGGACCTGGTAAACCAACTACAATCTGTACCGGAAACCAACCTTGGTCTCACCGTTCCAGCAAGCTTTCCTACGGTAGTTACAAAGACCATAACAGTCTTGGCGTCTGAACGAAAGAACTACGCCGAGGTGTTTTCCAGTATCGCAGATGGGGATGATGGTTTCGACTGGAAAATCGACGTTGTGAAGACTGGTGGCGGGGCGTACAACAGGATCCTGAGAATAGGCTATCCGCAACTTGGGACGTTAGACCCAACCGGACTACAGTTTGAGTATCCAGGATCCATTACCAACTACTACGAGACGGCATCCGGAGGCGAGGCTGGGACCCACGTTTCTGTTATAGGTCAGGGCGAGGGCTCCGCAATGCCGGTCAGGACATTTACGCATCAAGATCTAATTGACAGTGGAACATGGCTTCGATACGACATCGACGTACCAAATAAGCAAATAACCAATCCAAGCCTTCTCCAAACACTCGCGAACAAAATCGGACCACAGCGGAGACCACCAATGAGGATCACGAAAATTTTCACAATGGCCGACAGAGATCCAGTGTTTGGTTCTTACGGTGTTGGCGACTCATGCACGGTAGTTATTAAGGATCCAGCACATCCAACTGGGTTACAAGCTCAAGCTCGAATAGTTGCAATTTCATACTCTCCACCTACTTCGCAAGGGGTGGAGGAGGTAGAACTCATCTTTGAGGGTGACGAGTTGAACAATGGCTAATAAGGAAGGCTGAGCAATGGCTAAGTATGAAGACGGAGCATCAAGAGATGATCTATTATCGTATATAGCTGTGCTTGAAAAGCGGTTATCGGCGCTAGAAGTAGGCTCACGTGGGCAACTAACATCGATTGACACCGGTGCCCTTATTGTCAAGGGCGGCATCTTTCGAGTACATCAGACTAAGACGTCGGAGATATTGTTCCAGATTGGTCCAGACATTGGAGAAAACTTACAGCCAGGTTTTGCTTTCAGGTACCCGCAAACCGGTACGTTCTCATTCGTGCAGTTTGGCGATAACCCTGACGGAACACAGTTCGTTGGCATATATGACATGAGCGGTAATATTGTTTGTTCAACTGACGGCGTGTCTCGCCAAGGGTTAGCAACACCCTGGATTCCTATTACAGGATACCGGACCGCCGATATCATTAGCCCACCCGACTCAACTACCTCCGCTACCTTTGCAAACTTCTTCGAGCCACAACCATACAAACAGCATCCACTCATCGACGTCTCCGTAATCACCTATAGCAGTGTCGGAACTACCGGCGAGATAAGGATGTTCAACGCCAGCAGCAACACCGTATTGGGTGCAACTCAAACAATACCAGCGAATGATAATAGCTTCCGTCTTTTTGATGTGGCACTTGATGGTGGCCACCTATCTTACCGGGACCTTAGAATTCAGTTCAGGCGAACGAGCGGTACGGGCACAGTTCAGGCTCTCCACCTTGCTACTTATGGGATTCAGTCATTATGATCATAACATGTGAGCTATGTAATGCCGACAACGACCTTACTGGTCTTAGAGTATCCCAGAACCATTACTTCGACTGTGTTGGTTGTGGTGCTCAACTACTGGTTCGCCTTGGTGAGGTTGTTGGGAGATCTACGGAAAGTCGACCAAGGATTCCTGTTGTCCGTCCTGTACCACCAAGAGGTCCCAATGTCCCAGAGCATTGAGTATCCGGATATACCGTTCATTGAACCAAAGTCGTGGACTTCTGGTCGCATTGCGGGTTGCCCCAAGGTCATCGTAGTGCATTATACAGCCGGCACGGAGGGGCCGAACTCGGCGGAGAATGGTGCCGCCTACGACCAGGTAAGAACCGATGGTACTAGCACCCATTACTTTGTGGACTCGGACTCGATTATTCAGTGTGTTTACACTTGGGATGAGGCGCACACTGCGCGGCGCTACGGAAACGACATCGGCATTCAGTACGAGTTATGTGGAACCAAACAAACGCGAGAACAATGGCTTGACGCGGTATCGAATGCTACAATGATAGGAGCTGCCCGACAAGCCGCACAAGATGCCAAGAAGTACGGGTTAGAGATACGTAGGCTTACGGTATCAGAGGTTCGAGCCTGCCACCCATATTTTGGCAACAAACCGATCAGGGGCTTTTGTGGGCACATTGACATTACCTTGGCGTTCCCAGAGGATAACGGAACGCATACGGACCCTGGCACGGAGTTCCCTTGGGACGTATTCTTATCGTATGTGCAGAACTTCTACGAAGGAGTAACTGTGGTTGACACCAACGATCTCTATGCATGGCAGCGCATTGAGGCCATTTCCTACCTGCAAGATAAGTTCTCCGGCAACGGTGGGTTTGCGGCTCTAGACACCAAAAACTCCGACGTTCCACTCACTAAGCTTCTAAAGGAAGTTAGAAATAACGTGGCGGCGATCAAGGCCAGTGTCGAGACTCCGCCATCTCTGGCAATAACGGACGAGCAGATCCAAGCATGGGCAGATCTTATAGCCGAGAAAGTCGTGGTCGCACCGGACAACCCGCTTGGGGATGCTGATAAACCGGCAATAAAAGCGGCAGTGAAAGAAGCACTAGCTGAGGGCGTTATCAGCTAGTGCGAAGGAAGACCGGCACCACACTGGGGAGAGTGATAACAATGAAAAGTAGTCCCGTCGTAATCATGGGTGCAGTTTTGACCATACTGAACATTGTCGCTGCTGGTATTACCGGCTTGGACATTATGCCGGAAAAATGGGCGGCTGTTTTCATGCTGCTTGTTGCCGCGATAACGGCTGGTTGGACAAAATACACCCACGACCAAGTCACACCACTGTCAAACCCTCAGACCAACGATGGAGTCCCACTGGTCCCATTGATAACAAAGAAGTAGAGTCGCTGGTTCCGTTATTGAAGAAGTAGGGAAGGTATGCCTGCCGTCCTAAAGGACATCGTCGTTGAGCAAGGTGCCACCTTCGAGCTTGTCATCGAGGTGCGTAAAGACGGTGCCCTTTTGCCGCTTTCTGGATATACGGGCTCCATGCAGATACGCCCAACGCCAGCTTCTGCTACAGTCCTTGGCACCGGCACGGTTGCCATCGATGGCTCGAACAGCCTCGTTACCGTGACTATTCCCAAGGGAACCACGGCCGGCTACACCTGGAGTTCCGGGGTCTATGATGTAAAAATAGACAACGGCACCATAGCCTACCGAGTAGCTAAGGGGAACGCAAGTCTGTCGAAGGGCGTAACGAGTTAATGGTGCTGTCGTGCCAGTCCTTATCCGAGTCGCTGAGATACTTCAGCAGGACTCTGGTGGCATCTCGCTCGTGTTGTGTAAGACGATACAGCCCGATTAGCCTCAACTTTTTGTCATCCCAGAACGCCTTGGCGGTTGCCGGCAGATAGCGAAAAGGCTCAATGCCTCGTTTCTCACACCACAGCCTAACGACTCCTATGACCTGAATGCTGTACAGCTCAGCTCGCATCATGTTTGGGCGGTGCTTAAAGTCCTCGTAGCCAACAACCTTCGGCTCCAAGTTATCAAGTAGCTGCTCGATTTTGCACAAGCTCGAATCGACCACACCACTACAGTATGTGCTGGAGTCGAAGCCTGCCCAACCTGTGGTTATGCCCGGGTCAAAGGCAACTATTTCCATCGAGGAGTCCACCTTGGAATATGGTCTTGGAAGAATACCGCAATTTGACGAGGCTAGTAGAAACTTTCCCATCCGGACTCTTGTAGCCGACAAACCTTTAAGGTCCTACACCTGGAGCGTCAACACTTGGCTAGACCAGGATGGCGAAGGTGCATGCGTAGGGTTTGCCTATGCGCATGAGCTGGTGGCTCGGCCCTTCATTATCAGGCAGACGAACCAAGATGCCAGAGAACTATACTTTGAAATCCAGCGCAATGACCCTTGGCCGGGAGGAGCATATCCAGGCGCAGATCCGGTATACGAGGGTACGAGCGTGCTCTCTGGAGCACAGGTCCTTAAGAATAAAGGGTACTACAGCCAATACAGGTGGGCATTCCGCGAGAGCGACATTGCCTTAGCAATTGGCTATCGTGGCCCCGTGGTCTTAGGCATAAACTGGTATGAAGGTATGTTCCGCCCAGACCAGGATGGCTTCATTCACCCAACCGGCAACATCGCCGGGGGTCACGCAATTTTGGCCCACTCGTTTAGCCTTAAGGGTGGGTATTACTGGTTATGGAACTCTTGGGGTAAGCGTTGGGGTATGCGTTGGGGTATGACAGGTAGAGCCAGAATTTCTCGGTCCGACGTCACTCGTTTAATGCAGGAAGAAGGCGAAGGATGCCTTCCAATCCGCGTTGGCGCTAAGATATAGCCACCGGCCCATCTTCCTCCCAGTTGTTGTTGAGCCATATGTTTCCGGTCGCGGTTGGATCATAGCTGGACACTGGCCCATATGCTCCGCACTTGCCTGTCGTGCCGCGTTGAAACACGTTGTTCGTTACAACGATATCATGGGCGTATGGGAACGGCTTGCTCGAAACCGAGCCCCCATAGAGACAGTAAGCCAAGTCGGCGGAGGCGACGAACAGGTTCTGATCCAAGGTGACGTGGTTGATGGTACCAAAGTCTCCATACATGGTGACGTCACCGGAGCAACCACCGTCTGAGCTGTTGGCTGACGTGTCACAGGCTATGGTGTTGTGCACGGCCACGAGATCGGTCACACCACGATCGTAAGACGGGTCGGCACCGAGAACCGGATCGTCGTTGTCATCGGCTCGTAACGCACCAAGATGCCAGCCAGCGCCTGTGGGTAATGCCTGTCCATGAAGCCATGAGTCGCGAATGTCGCAATGTGCCCAGCAGTATACGCTGAGCGCTCCACCATGGATGTTAGCTCTGAGCAAGGTAACGTTCGCTGATCCCACCGCTGACTCTTGTACCATTGGCGCGGCAACCTCCGAGTCGGTCAGGCTGTAGCTATAGCTACTTCCCTCGGGAGTACCTACCTGACCATACACAATGCTGCGAGTAACTTTCACTCCGGTAGTGCGAATTGCGAGTGAATCCGTCTCACAGTGGATAATCTTCGCGTCGATAACCGTGTCTGGGACTGTGATGACACACGGGCCCGTATAGTCAGTCAAGGCAGTTCCTGCCGGAACACCAGTGTTGCTTTGGTCGGGCCAACCTGATATTGGAGTTGGTGTTGGTGTGGAAGAGGATGTAAGGCTAGGGCTTGGCGATGGGTTGCAGTGTTTAAGTGTTCCATGGGTCCTTGGGCAAGGGCCTGTGGACAACGTAGCGGGAGCCGAGTTTGTTGTGAGTACCAGGAAGACAAGCAACACCGCCGCTACGACCAAGACTCTTTTCACTAAACTCTCCCTTCTGCCAATCTTACTTACGGTGTTTCCATCCTTCGATGAGGCGCAGGGCCTTGTCTATGGCCCAAAGAGGTACATCTAACAGCTTGTTAACAATCTTGTCCTTCACTGCGGAACCTCGCAAACGTCGTTTGAGCAGTACCGTTCTCCCTGGGGGTCTGCTGCTTCTCCGGCATACAGAGCGTCCCAGTCAAGAGGTTGGACCGAGCTAAACATCTCCTCCCACTGCTCCTCCTTAACTCGTTGGTATGGTGCTTGAAGATACACACCTTCGACGGAAGGCAAGAATGTCAATGCTTTCAGTTGACCATCAAATGCCCGAAGGATGGCAGGTATTTCCTTAGACTCGGTCTCCGGGTCAAACGTCACCGTGACCGAGACGGAGTTATCACTCCACCACCGCTGACATTGAGCCGCCAACGCGGCCTTTTCCCAAATAGAAACATCGCGCTCGCCGCGAATGTCTGGGCCCACAGTGGGACAAGTGATAACGAGACCAAACTGTGGGTTTTGGACATTGGGCTCAACCTGATAACCAGCTTTTTGCATGGCCTCGGCCATGGCACTGTTGACCGTTTCCCGCACAGTGCGAAGATACTTGCCGCGTTCCTTTGGCCAGTGACAGCCAGGCGTGACACCAAAGAGCAAGCTGACGGAACCGGATGGCTTAACCGTAGTTACTTTGATTGACTCACGAATACCAAGCCACTCGGAGTAGATGACATCCCAGCGGCGGATCTCGTGATACCCCTTGTCCTGCCAGAGCTTCAGCTCGGCCCATCCATGCTTCTCGACAAACTCAGCAAGCCCCGTCATCGACGTGCCGATTCTTCTGTTCCTTATCATCACCTCATTGGTTTCTTTCCAATGTGTTGGCAACAACGTAACTGTTTTCCCATAGAGGTACGCAAACTTCAGGGTGCGGAGGTAATCTTGCAGGTCGGCACAGTTCGTTGGATACGTCTCTACTAATGTACATAATTCATTATGTTCAAGGGGCTGTTCGCCACAGTTATGTGTTTTTATTCCATTAACCCAACCGAAATTGGTTATTGGTTCATTGAAATCATATACTGGTTCCTCGCCAATATACTCTATAGATTTTACCTTAGTTACCTTATTGATATACGCGCCATTTGGTATCCGTACAGATTTGTGTTCACGTAGAAATCCTATTTCCTCTTGGAATTTGCAATATTGCCACACACCACTGACGTTTACATCATATGACTCTTTTGATGTGTAAACTCCGTTATCCCATTCTATCTCAGTAGCCTTGTTCGTAGTGATATAACATGAATAACCAAGGGCTAAGAGAATGCGCTGTACGTCCTTGGCAAAGGTTTTATTTGATGTTTTCAAATCTAGACGGGCGTAATTTGGCATTGCCCCCCCATTAGCAGAAAACAATCCTTTAATGAAGGCTCTTAGAAGATTAGGGCTCCATCTTAAAATTTGTTTAGGAAGTCGACGGTCAGGCAGTGGGGATAGTTCTATGCCGAAGTTCCCAAGCTCGTCAATGCAGTCTCTAATGGCGTATGTTGACCCAGAAACGTTTTCAAATCTGTCTCCGAATTCCTCCTGCAAAAATAGAATTACTTCGGATTCGTTTGTTTTTAGGTAGACGGACTTTCCACGGTTGACTTGGCGATAGCCATCACCGAATAGAAGGCCGTACGCTACGGCTCGACTATATGTAACGGGTTCGAGTCCTTCCCAGTCTCCCGATCCGATGAAGGATCGAACAACCATACCAGGTTCTAAGTCTCCAACTTCGATTTCTAAAGGAATATCGTATTTGTGTTTGCTATCCATTCTGGTTAATATTTCAATTTTGTGATCTTTCGTGGCTTTAAGCTCTAGACCATTCACAAGTGTAACTTTGTATACTGGCTTTATTCCACTGTACCAAGCAGTGCTCTGGACAAATTTACCATCGCCGTTAAAAATATCGAACTCGTATCCCGATAATTCTTCGATTGTAACTAAACCATTTTTTGTAAGTATCAACGAGTCACCAGTTAAACATGGGTTTACGCCAGCCACTCTGTGATCTTTACCATTAGGTGGATCTACCAGTCGTCCATACTGTTGGCACATGTCCAGCCAGTACACGCCAGGCTCGCCGTTGAGCATCATGCCATTGACGAGATGATCCAGATTTGCCCCTACTTCGGTGATAATGGAGTTGTTGGACGTGTAACCCCAGCCGCCCTCTTCGCTATTTAGCCAAATTCCGTTATCATCGGCCTTAGGCCCTCCATGTTCGTCCTTCACGAAGCCCATCCGCTCAGGGTATAGCATTGGGTTTTTTAATTCAAGGAACGAAGTATCGCCTGTATCGTCAAGGGCAATCTGGGCGGAACTGCGAACATTAGCCGCTACCACGCACTTGCCGATCATGTTCATGATCTCGACAATATCTTTGGCTGTGACGCATTCGCCTTCACGGTAGTTCAACAAATCCCGGAGTCGCCTGTGGAGCTGAATCAATGGTTCGAACCCGGCAGCAACCCCACCAAATCCCATGATGGGCGCACCAGCAGGTCTAATCTTAGAATAGTCGAAACGAACAACGCGCTTATGTGGTTTAAAGTATGATTCGAGGAGCAGCGCTAGGGACTCGTACCAACCCTCACGAGAATCATCGATGACAACGATATTTTGTGATTGTTCCGTTGGCTGGTGAATGGCAACCTTGCCAGCTCCCCTGGTGTCAAATCCCACACCGACACCAAGCATGGACATTTCCATCATGCGGTGGAACGGAAACGTTGGATCGCCTGAATCTATCTGTAAAGTTGACAAAAAGGCACAGTTCTGTAGTGCTGCCGAGTTCTGTGCTCCGTTGACAAAAAATGTGCCCATCATCCATAAGCCGCGTCCAGGTGGGCTCCATTTGCCGTCGAACAGCCGGGCATACGCCTCTTGTGCCGACTCGTGAGCCGTTTGTTCATTCCAAGGAAGCCGGTAGCGTATTGCGTGATCCTTCTGACCTGAGTACATGCCTTCAATGACGCGCCGGCAACCTTCCCAGAAGCGTTCTTTCGAGCCATCCAGCTTGCGTCGAGAGTACTTGGTGATCCAGTTGTATTCACCCAGCGTGTTGCCTCCCCCGATAGGAAAGCCAAATTTTGGAGTTCGTGTTTTGTATTGCTCTATGAACTCGTCACGAAGTCGAAATGAGAGATAGTAGAACTCGTCATCTCGATCACGACCACCACCTGTGGAGGCGCGCTCTGCGGCGTACATGTGGATGCCGGGGGTGAATACGCTGGTCATGCTCACCAACTTCCTAGAGAACGGGCCGTCAAGATTCACGCAACTGTTCTAGGCCATGGTGGTACCGGTTTTTCCCCTCTACCGTCCCATCTTGCCAGCCACTGCTCGGCGATAAGCTTTTCAATTAAGCTTGTTCCATCGGGAAGAAACACCTTGACTTGGTGCCTTGGACCGTACTTGTCATACTTAATGACCTGGATGGTCACTTCCGGATAGGCGAGAAACGTTTGAGTGAGGTTGTAGGTAGCCTCTGGACCTCCTTCCTCATCATGCTCGCGAGCATTACAGCCGTTTAGGCGGCAATTTAAGCGCCGGAAGGTTTCTAGGCCCTGGTCAACCATGTCCAAGAAATTGTCGCCGTCCGTGACCGATATAACCCGACTCGTCGGGTACGTCCAGGTTGGCACCGAGGGGCTCCTCACACAGTGACACTCAACGGACTGGATACGACTCACCTATGACCCTGTTGACTTCTACTCTGTTTTTGTGGCTGAGGTGATAGCATCGAATGTCTTGTCGATTAGTAAGCGGAATGTAAAGGTCTTCTCTAAATGCTCTCGCGTTCTGATTGATGAGTTTTTCTATTAAACGGTAGATTCTCCAAGAACAATGTTCCCAAACATGATGGTACAACCAGGCCAGAGCGGCGTTATGAAGTGGTTGGGTGTACGTTGCCATGTATGGGGTAATGGTGGTTCGTGAGTAAATCTTTCCGTGTTCGGTTCTTTGTATTCTCATAATACTCGTTTATGCTACTATTGCCTTTTGTCCAAATACACTGTCGCAAATTTCCAGGAAATTTATTCTGTTGCCATTCTCCATCAACATATACTGGATTATCATCGATAGTTGGCCTTGCTTGTACTTGTTGTACTCAATTCCCATGTCCTTGTAGAACTGGTGAAGCATTACACGTTTTCCTGTTGCCTTGTCTACATTAAAGAATCTATAGCTGGTCGGAAACCATCTTGATTCCACTTGTGATTTTAATGTATCATAAGTTCCAGCCGGGTGTAACTTCTCGTACATAAATTTATAGAATTCGGGTTGTGACATTCCAGCTCTTTTTATAAGGTCACGGAAATCTTTGTCATACATAAGCTCCCAAGGTCTGGCCTCGTTTTGAACAATAGCACTAACAGTTGAACTTATATAAATTCCAGTTCTTCGAATTTGAGGAAGTATTTCCCCAAAGACCTTACGTGTGAATTGTCTGGCTGCTGGTAATCTTGAACGAAAAGCGAGTTCGTAAAATGCTGCCTCATGGATGAATTTCATAGGACGAAGTTGGTTCCGATCATTCTGGACCAGCAGTTCTTGCTGGTCCGCTTTGTCAATGTCTCTGAGTGGACTACTAGGATCACCATATTTAAATGCTTTTGTTGCATCTAGGCCACAGACCCACATTACGTCGTTTTGCAAGCATGCACGAATTTTGTGTCCATCGAACGGTAAGTAGAATATTTTGGGCCTTGGTGCTGTAGACACTACGCTCACGAAAATACTCCAATTCTACTATCGGTAAATAGGAAAATAGATCTACACAGGCAACACGGCTCCTGTTATGTAACCGAATGTGGCTCGCCTTCAATTGACTCCACCCAGGACAGAGCAACGCTTGCGACCTGAAGCAGCTCCTTTACCAGCGCCCCCGCGTGGTCCTGGTCATAGGTCAGACATCGGCCGACCTCGCCGACCTCCTCCACGAGAGCAGCCAGTTTTTCCACGGTAGGCATCGCGGGGTTGCCGAGCGACTTCGAGCCATGCTTCAGGTGCGCCCGCGTCGCCTCGGCTTTAACGGCGTTGAGCGTCAGCTCGGATAGCACGAATTGGTCACATATCATTTCCACCTGCCGCGTCATGCATGCCACCAACGGGGATGTGTCACACCTACTGGCCCACAGAAAAGTAAATTACCATTTGAATCGTAAGCGTATTTTCCTTGGTATATCCTCTTACAAAACTGTCCGGCTTTTATACCAGTCAGCGTCGGAGTGGTCTTTGGTTTGGGAGGGGGTGGATTGTACGTTGTAGGTGGTACTACTGGTGCCTGTGTTGTTGGCACTGGTGCCGGTGTTGTTGGTTCTGCCGTTGAGATTGCTTCAACGTGGGATGTAGTTGCTGTAATCACGATGTTAGTGTTCGTTGGATTATTTGTTTCCCTGTTGATTGTGCCACAGGTAAGGGTTACGAAAAATACTAATACTAGGAAAAAAGCAAACCCGACTAATTTTCCTAACTTTGTTATCCTAATCGGCTGTGATCTCACAGCTCTCCCCATCTTTGACCTATTGAAACATCTACAGCAAACGGTACGTATTCCGTAAAACGGCATGCAGACTCAATCATAGCGGTCTTAACCACACCGATTGTTTCTTCGATCCTGCCTTTATGACATTCAAATACGATTGCGTCGTGGATCGTTAGTCTGGTTGTAGCGATCCCCGAAAGCAGCGGTTGGACATCAATGAGTGCCTCAAGGCAAATGTCTGATGCGATGGACTGCGGTAGAAAACTTAATGCCTCGTTGAGTACGTCCGCTTTGTTCTTATCGGTAATTAGCCAGAACGACCGGCGCCGTCCGTACGGCGTAACAAGGTCATGGCCCGAAAGTACCTGGTGTTTGATTGTAGCTTGCCAGGCCATGACGCCAGGGATGAGAGCCCGGAAGTCTCTAAGAAGTTTTTGGGACTCATCCAGGGTGATTTCAAGTTCTTGGGCAATCGAAGCGGCTTCCCGCCCGTATGCCAAACCGTAAAATACAGACTTGATCTTGACGCGCTCTTCCTTGCCGTGCTTACCAAGGCCGAAAACATCGTTACAGATCTCAGTGAAAATATCGCGATTTTCGTTTTGGAAGATTCCGCGAAGATACTCATCTTGTGCGAGTGTAGCAATGACCCGCCCTTCCGCTTGTTTGTAGTCAAGCTGTATGAGTACATGATCTTCAGTTGAAACGGTGAACTGGTTCCGAATGTTGATTTCGTTAGAGCCTTTGGCGGGTGGACGGACAACGTTTTGCAGGTTTGGGTTTCGGCTGGCTAGGCGGCCTGACGTTGTGCCATGGAGCAAATATGTGGTGTAAACCTTACCCAACGACACCCGCTTAGCCAAGCCCTTGACGTACGTCCCATAGAGCTTCGCCCGCTTACGGTGAAGCAGCAGAAGCTTGGTAAACTCTAACGGCTCGCCGTCAATCTTCTCTGCCAACGCCGCTAGGAAGTCCGCTTCGGTGGTTGGCAGGATCAGCTTGTGCTCGGCATAGTACCGTTGGACCTGAGGCACAGAACGTGGGTTAATTTCTCGGCCCACGAGCGCAGTCATCTTGTCCTCGATGTCGGCCAGCTCATCGGCGAAGACCTTGTTCAGCTCTTTGTTGAGGATTAGGTCGAACGATATGCCGGCTAGCTCCAGCTCGATGAGCACGTTCGCGGCTCGTATCAACAGGTCATGCTTGTGCCAGTCATCGTCGTTCATCTTGGTGCTGAAAAGTTCGTACAGCTCCCAGGTACAAACTACGTCATAGGCGTTGTATCGATAGAGGACTGCTCGGGGAACGTCGGCATAGTTTCCGGATCTTGGTATGTACTCACGAATGGCTTGTTCGTAGTCGGGGGCTCCGAGCTTTTCAATGGAAAGTTGCTTGAGGCCATGGCCGCCAGAACGCTCATTAAGGCAGTAGGAGGAGAGCATTGTGTCAAACCAGAGTAGTTGCTTACCCGCCACATTACGAAGTCCGGCAAGGTCAAATTTGCCATTGTGAGCAATAAGCTTAACTCTTGATAAAAGTTGCCGGAGTAGACCTGGAAATCTGGGGTGGTTAACGGCGTTCTCCCCAAATACCACAGCGCGTTTTGGTGCATATGCGAAGCCCACACAGAGCAGAGGAAATTCGCTTGGATGGACAAATGCGGTATCTTTTTCAACACCGCATTCAATGTCCAATACGAGGCGGTCGCATCCATCTGAAAGTTTTTGCATTGCTCTTTCGGCAAGAACAATATCGTCAATGACTCTGTATTGCGGTTCAACCCAAACATTGTCGAATACCTGCTTTACCTTGCCAAAGTCATACACCAAGTCCGGAAACGAGTCTGGAGACCGCAGTGAGTAGGCCGGGTGCCACGTTGGAATTACGGATATTGTAGAATCCACCTTGTACGGCTTAGGTGGACCGACCCGTAGCTTCCGCATTGAAGCCTTGCTGTCAACAAGTGCGTGAGATGCGGTCTTCCCCACTGCTATGATTTTTTCAACCCCGGACTCTTCGATCTCCCTGTGGAGGCGAGGAGCACAGGCTTCGAGTGCGGATTTTGGCGGGTCTTCGTTACCATCTGGCCTACAACTAACCATGTTGGAAATCATAATCTCGTCGCGCCTGAGACCATGGTGCTCAAGTACCGTATTCAGAAGGTCACCGGATGGGCCAGTGAATGGTATTCCGTAGGCCGCCTCATAAGCTCCGGGCGCCTCACCAATCACGGCTATTTTGCTTTTTGGCTTTAAGTTCAAGGTAGGAACGTAGCCACCCTTCGTGCCAAATGGGCACGACTCGCAGTTCGCGTATGGGTGCTTACGTTCCACCAACAACTCCTGCACTAATCCGACTATCGATGGTGGTGCCAGCCTAGTTGAGCTGGTTTGCGACGTCTTGCAGCGCCCGGATCACGGTATAGGTCACGTATGCGGTAAACCCGGAGAACAATGCCGCCAGTAGACCGAACAAGAACGCGCCCGCCGACAGGACGAAGGCGCCGCGTGCGTAGTGGCGAACGTCGGCCACCTCCTTGCGTAGCAGTGCCAGCTCATGCGCGGCGACAACGGGGACCGGAATCATTGCCGCGCCTGCCGCGTCGAGCTTCTGCCCGCGCTCGTGATCTTCTCTAATTTTCACTTCAGAAGTTCCCCTCTGCGACTTGTAAACACTTAAGACCTATGCTTCGCCACATTCTTACCACACGGTCTCGGTCGTCTAGCACGAACTCAACACGGTACCGCGGCTCTATATCTTTACGATAAATCTCTTCTTTGAGAATTTCATCCGACCGGTAGTCATCATCCCGACGCATGAACAAACGTCCATGTGGGAGGTTGTTCTTATTGAACCATCTTACGGTGGTATCTCGATGCTTCTCGAACCTACCAGTGACGTAGAGGATGTGATAGCCATAGTACTCGTGCAGTCCCTGAACGATGGTGGCGACTGGAAAACACAATGTGTCGTCAATGGCCTTCTCATGATCGTACACGCCACGGTCACACATCTGCGCGAGCGTACCGTCTACGTCAACGACAATGGCGTCAGATTTGGTTATTGTCATTGTTCCACTTCTATGTAATCAATCGATGCTGTCGGACATTCATATACCCTTGTCTTTTCCACACGAAACCCCGTCTTTGGTACTACCGGCGTCGAAATCGATTCTAGTGAATTTTCGCCATATGGCGCATGTGACGTAACCGTTCTTCCATTGTCTAGTAATCAGGACTATTTCTAGCTTTGTGTCTGGTACGTACTTGTTCCATGAGTGGTCTCGACCTTGAGTGTGAAAAGTATATGGTCCAAACTGAGTCAATCCGACCCAATAGACTATTGAGATGGTTTCAACTTCTGCTTGATAGTGTACGTGGAGAAGAATGTCGTTGCTATCTCGGGTTGGAATCGGGTCATCAACGAAAAGTGGCGCTTTACCATTTATCGGCGCGGGTTGCGGGATGAGGTCGAAGTGGGTGACGAACAGGTATCCTCCTACTATTAACAACAGTAGTAGAAAGCTGCCCTTAAGCTTGGTAGTCACGTTTCTCCTGGTCAATCGCTAGCGTTTGCCTCTCGCATCGCTGCGGTAATAATCAACCCGACAAGATACAGTGCCTGTTGCTCGGTAAACCCGGCTGCCTTATACGAGCAGAAGATCTCGTGGAGCTGAGCCGCACCTTCGGCGAGCACCGTAATTGGGTTAGGCGGAAGGTTTGCGTTTTGCATTGCTTACGAACCCCTCCAAAATTGACTCTGCCACCGGCACAACTTTCCTGGACATGTACAGATAGAGTGCCATGTTCGCTATGTCAGCGAGCATAACATCGAAATCATCGGCGTTGTTGGCCAGACCTTCGGTCAAATCCCAACGTTCTCTCTTCAACCGCTCGAACTCATGATAAACAAGTTCAGGATCCACGATTCATCCTTATCATTTTCCGAAACACATCCATGAGAGTTGGATCCTTTCGATGGGCACCCCGGTGAAATCTTCGTTGGAACCGGGACTTGTCATAGTTCGCTGGCACTGCCCCCACTTTCTGTGCCCAGTTGTGGCTATTGTTACTGTTGTCTGTGCCTATAACGAGTGCTTCCTCAAGCCGCGTTTTCATATAAAGCTTCTTCCGTTGACACCAGGCCGTGGCAGCCAAAGAACCTACCATCGTTGGTAAGGACTTCAACCTCAACCCACAGCACCTCTTCGTCGTTAGAAAGGAACTCGGAAATTTTCCGGCAAAGGTGCGCTGCTAGTTTGTCTGGGAAGTTGTTAAACGAGTCGATTGCCAGTTTGGAAACGTAATACCAAATTTTATCATATTTTTCTCGGGTCGGTGTAACATCCGCGCCTTGCAATCTGATCTTGATTGCAAAATCGTTTCGGCGGATAGTTCGTCCTACGTACGAAATTTTTCTCAACCCCTTAGTTTGTTTCCTAACACCCCTTAGTTTGTCGCCTGATATCTAAACTCCTGTCCTATATCAACCTTGAAAATTAGCTTCCGTTGCTCCATGGTTGCAAAGATAAGGTCGGCTCGGCGCGCGTCTAGCATGAACATCGACATCAGCTCGCTTCTGGTAATGCCTAGTCTTGCATCTCGAAGCGAGGAAAGCATTCTCATAATCAGTCGCTCGTCCTGAGGCTTACCGATGCCGTTAACTATCTCGCTGGCATAGTATCGCCATTCCCTAGCGTAGTAGATAGCATTCAACAGGTCGACAAGTTCAACAGTTACACTGTCACCACGCTGGCGGTTTGCTGCCAGTAAGATCGCGACCTTGAGTGTTGATTTGCAAAGGCGATCGTTCACTGGGGTGAGGTGATTAAGACCAGACTCAACAGCAGCTTTCATCATTGTTCTTTCGTATTCATTATAACGGGACCAGGCTTCCGGTGTCAAGTATACGTTGTACTCCAATGGCATTCTTCCGATAATTCGACCATCTTGGGTAACATCGGTTTCCTTGGAGTAGTGGTTATACATGTCAATGAGTTCATTTTTGATGAGGTCCCTTTTATCCAAGTCAACTGGTAGTGGTGGTCCAATCGGATGAAGATCTTCGAAGTGTGGTTCAGCGGTGACTATGATGAATCTTGGAAAGAATCCGCTCATTACCATGTCTTCGTTGACCACATTTTGAGTCCGAGTCTTCGTGCCGGCAACATACATGAGGAATATTGGGTCTCGAACTTCAATGATTTCTTTTCGAAGCAAACGCTTCAGGGTGTCTCCGTCGTAAAGCTTTGTCAACTGTTCAGCAAGCCCGGACATGTAGTCCTTATGCGCGATGGCCTCTATTAGGCCGGTGAACTCGTCCCTCTTTAGGATCGAGGGCTTGCGCGGCCTGTCTCGCATAGCCGTGAAAATACCCTCTGGAGAGCCATCGTCGCCCAGCAACGCATCACTGTTTACCTCTAACAAGAGGCGCATCGCCATGTTCATGGCGGTAGTCTTGCGAGTAAGCGTCGTGTCAGACAGCAACATGAACCACAGGTTGGGCAGTATCTTGCCGAACGTGGTGTAGAGTGCCATGCTACCGGACAACAGTCCGCTGAGGATGACTAACGCTCCAGTATGATGGTACTGCACCGGAGCGTCGGTGAGCGTTTTCGCCCAGTCAATATAGCGGTCTACAAAGGTTTCTTTAGATTGTGCGGTTCGAGTTTCTTCGTCGGTGAGTAAATCTGGAATGGAGGCGCTGATCGTCGGCGCCATCCTGGTCCGTTCAATATTCTTGTTAAAAGCACGGAGAACGTCTTCCCAAAGATCCGTTTCTGGTCTTCCGTCTCGGCGATACTTGTTGCAGGCAGCAGAGTTGGCAAGGAGGAACGTTTCTTCTCGCCGCATTCCGGCTTCTACGCAGTGACGAAGCAGCTTCCACAGCGCGCCGCTCCAGCCCTGCTCGCCGCCCGTTGGGGGATTTTGTAACAGACCATAAACGTCGGCCGGAAGTCGATCCTTGTTCCGTTCTATGACCGACTCGACCGGTTCGGACGGCAAGACTGGAATTACTTTTTGGTTGTCAGCGAACGCCGCCGGCATTGGGTACTTGTGAAAGTCGCCGGGACGGTGGAGAGAACGCTTCGCGTCAAGGATCGTTACCAGTGGCGCACTCAGCAGGTCGCCGTATTTGTAGTTCGGTGTATATGGCACTCGGAGAAGGTGACCCGCGTCCCAGCAAGGATCCGTGCCGTCGCCTTTATGATAGTAGTATATCCGCTGAGTAATATTTTCCGCTTCGGCCCGGGTGAGCGGTTCTTGCATGAGCCACAGGGCCTGCCAACGGTCCGGTGAGGTTTCGATGACCACCGATGGAGGAGTCAGCAGGGTGCTGGGCTTGGTGGTGTCGAGGTCGGCCCAAACGAACGGGCAGCTTTTGACGTATTCTTTGACTCTACCCTCATCGTCGGTGTCATAAAGCGCTGAGGCGTAGTATATGTGAACTGGCTGCTCCGTGTGGGCACGAATGTTTTCTAACATTCCATCGAGATCGTCTGGGTATTTGAAGAAGCGGTTGTACATTTTTCGATCTGGATGGGTCAGGTAGCTTATGCAGATATAGCCTGATACCTTTGGTCCAAATATGAGCTTAAAGAATGTTCGGCGCTGTTCCTCCGTATCTTCGACTATGTCCCTGAAGGTCGAATACGTCACTCACCACCTCCCGTCAGGAACGCACAAGCCACCGGAGCAAGCTCTCCGGTGGCTTGCTCGCTAAAATTTAAGACGGCAGCAGTGAAGTGCTTCCGGACTTAATGGCAACGTTCGCCGACTTGTAGCCCTTAATCTGGTAGCGTTCGGGGAGGTCCCGGCCCTTTACCGTACCGGGCGGAAGCTTGGAGCCTCGAACGTTAATTTCACGGCTGATTAGCTCGTGTGGCTCAGGAAGCTCGAACTCTCCAGCAGTTACCCCATAGCCAAGCGCCTTGAGAAACTGCGCCAGGGCGCCAAGGGTGCCATCTTTGCCCTCAAAGAGCATGATGTTCCCATACAACGGGCTGCCGGTGTATGGACCATCTTGAATTACAAAGCGAATGTTCCAGTACGGCTTACCAACGTTCACGCTGGTGGGCTTGACTTGGCGCTCTTCTACCTCAACGATTCGGCAGTGGTACTCACCAGACGGTGGAACTTCTCGGGCTGTGCTTTCGGCTTCATCTTTGCTGAAGTTGACCTTGAGGCCCATCTGCTAGCTCTCCCTTTTTGACATTTAGCAGATTCCAGATCGAGAACATGTCCGGATCTTCGACAACAAGTGGTAAATTGTTTGTCCGGTCTTTTGCGACCGTCTCTTCAGTTTGACCACATTGCAGCATTCGTCGAACGTTTCCATCGACTTCCTTGATGTACAGGTAGGAAACAACGTCGAGGAAACCCGATACTTCGTCCTTTACCTTACCAGACAGAGAGGGTTTGCGACGAATTGTGCCTTTGTGTGGATTCTTTTCAACGGAAACAAGGGCGGTAAATATGGTGTTGACCGGCAGGTCTCGAAACGCCCGAACAAACTTTCTGGTCTGTTCGATATTGATGTTCCACTCGCGAATCTGTGGAACCTCGTTGGCGTCATCACCATACTCTTCGACTAGTTTTCGCATTACCTTGTCCATGGACATTTTTTGAACTTCAGTGAGAGAGTCGATGACGATCGTGGTGAAGTCGTGAAGGTTCTTGTACAGCTCGTCATAGACGCTCTGCATTTCCTCCCACGATCGCACGCGAATTGACTCTACTTCTGGAAAAGTGTCCCGTAAGGTAAGAATGCCACCCTCCACGTCGATAAATAATACTCGACGCATCTCGGGCACGTCGTCGGCCGATCCGGATAGTCGGGTCTTTCCTGCACCGCTTTCTCCATAGATCAGCATGTTTATTTTTGCAGTTTTTTCTTTTACTCTCTGAATTGGTAGTCCGGCAATTTGAGCAAGCGTCATCAGTCCTCTGTTCTCTTTGTGGATTGATTGAGAGGACTAGCTTACCAGGGAGAGCTGTTGCATGTCAAGAAGCGGGATGACGCTGGTGAATATCGCCCAAGTCGGAAATGGTCTTGGACAAAGGCCATGGACAAAGGTAAAATTCGCCCGTCGGATTTGTGTTACAACTGATCCGGTAACTCAACGCTAATTACTCTTCGTTTTGGTCGGTAAGAGTAGTGGTATACGCAGTCGCGCCACGAGCTATACAGCCAATCACGATCGACCTCGCCGTTGACCCACCACGCTGGGTCTTTTTCCTTTAGGACAGGAGTGCCATCACTGTATGTTTCCCAGAGCTTGACAACCTCGTTGAGTATGCCTTCCTCATCGAGATACTTTAATACAGCACAGGGTGCGCAACAGCGCAGGCAGCAGGTATGCTGGTAGTACAGCTCGTTGAGCGCATGATGGACGAGAATTGAGTAGGCTTGAACCCTACTCGTCACAGTTCTCGCATTTGATTGTACCGTTTGGGAGAACAAGGTAAATCCGCTTCCCCTTTTTTCTTGCGTATCGGATGGTGGCCCACGTTCCTGACCTAAGAACCTCTTCCATCGTACCAGGCGCGCCGACCAGAACTACCGACTCATCCACTATATCGTGGTTGCGGTCGATCGGTTCCTTCGCCGGGCGTACTTCGTCGCATATCATGAGAGTTGAGGTTGAAAGAAACCTTGTAGTGGTCGCCGGATGGCCAACGACCTTATATCCAATGTACTTGGCTTTTCGGGCTGCATAGGCATCAGCGCCAATACAAACGCCTTGGTGAAGCTCTGCCCCTAGGCCGTACAGTTGAACAAAGATTCGAGAGATCAATATTGTCTGTATTTGGTTCACCCCAGCCCTTGAGCCGGTGAACCCTACACTAGTCACGAGAACTTTCCCCAATAATAGCTCAGATTAAATATTCCTAAATTTAGAGTTATTCCTTTAAGGGTGCACCAGTGGATGCCGAACCCGAAAACAATGCATTGTGTATCTATGCCAACGGTAAGTCTGTCCATGGTGTACGACCATTCCGCCCTAATTTGCTCCCAGTCTTACTCTGTCGAGGGGGGACCGTCCTCCCAGTAGTGCCTGTCACGTCTCTCAAAGAGTGTGTCTAGTGTCCACTGATAGTCTTCACCCATGTTCACCCCAAGACATGGCTGTCGGTACAAGCACGTCGTACAGGAGAATCGACCTGGTTGTGGATAAACTCTTGGGTTTTGCAGAATGTCTTGGGCCTCTAGCCAAATGTTATGACCGATTTCGTCAAGCTCGTGGTCGTTTTTGTGGATTTGGTGGCGCTGATGGAACTTTGGACCTTCAGCCTTAAGCCAGGCAAGATGGTCGTCATAAAGCCCGGTGGCGTAGGCATCGTGATCGTAAAGAATCACGTGGTCATGGAAGATGTCGTATGTTGTTAGGAACTGTTTGTTCGTCGAGTATTTCCGCCCCTTGTAAAGTCTCGATAGCTCTTCCGGAGGTTGAGGATACGCCTTCTTGATCTCGATATAGATAAAGCCAGCAGTAGGTATCCCAACTTCCCGTAAAGACCAGCAGTAACTTCCTATCTGATCATCAAGTTGTAAGAACGATGCTTCGGCATCTTCATCCAATATTCGAGAAGTTGTTTTGAAATCCACAATCCAGTATCTACCAATGTCATCCTGTACCAGCGCGTCGAGCCGCCCACCGTAGGTCACTGGTAGGCCATCCCACGCTGAAGTTCGGTAAAGTTCGGGATGGTTTACAAAAAGGTTGTTCCATGTGAGCGATGGATCTGACTTTACGATTTTCTTGATGGTGTTTCCGTTGCAAAACCTCTGCCAGCACGAGTCGCATTTGCACCACAGCGGTGCCCCCTGTGGTGACTTGATCAAGACTTCGAAGGGCACCTCGACCCGTACCGGGGTAAATCCCTTGTCGTACTGTGTGCTCATTCGTTCGGTGTAGTAGCGGATCATGTTCAGACCGAGCTTGACCCGCTCTTTGTATTCATCAATAACCGTTACATCAGGGTCGCCATTCAACCGTTTGTATTTTTTTAGTTGCGCTTCGCAGGTCTGTCTAAACGCAACGAGGGCCAACCCTTGACCTATGATGAAGTGGTCAGGGTTAGCCCATAGCGACGGCTCATAGAACGCCTCCATAGCCTTATGGAAAGCGACACCGAACTCCAAAGGAGCTGCTTCCACCTTTGGATAATACATTTGTCGATACGCCCAGTCCCAACGGCGACGGCAGCTTCTAAACGACCGTCGGGCGGACGTGTGGATAGAATGAGTGAGCCCAAGCTCAAGGTACTCTTCCGGAGTCATTCGATAACTTCCGGATTTTCCGAGACAACTACCTCGACGGTCTGGTCGGAAATGGGATTGACCTTGTCGAACAATGCTTCAACCGAAGACTTCACATATCTCTTATGGCCGCCTGGCGTCAGCACGTAGTCTATTTTCGGCGGATTGCTGCTCGCCCATCTCGACACCGTCTTTGCGTTGACTCCGAACAACTCCCCCACTTGGGCGGGCGTGAGCAGTTCCAGCTCTACCTCTTGCTCGTCCATTATTCAATGCTCCAGCCTCGTAGATCCATGGAGTGTGGCCGTTCTTGTGGTAGCGCGCGGTTACCACCGTTGGGTTTGTTTTTGAAATTTTAGCCATGGTTGCGAGAAAAACTGGGGTCTCTTTAAGGTCAGCGCATTCTTGGCATTCTTCTTTAGTGTTTAACACAGGTAGTGTCTCCGTTATCGTTTCCGTCACTTCAAAGCGGACAGCTTTAACCCTTGGTGGCATCGATGGTGGTGTCTGGTCTGGTGGTAGCTCGATGGCTCCTGGTTTGTTGATTGTTATTTCGGTGAGTTTTCCGGCGGTTAGGCCGTAAGATGCTAGGATAATGACCACGGTAAAGAGTATTCTTGGGAACATTCGGTTACTGCCACGTCGGTGTTTGCCACGGTTACCAGCGCGTCGGACTCCGTGATACATTACAATCCTCCGTCAGTCGTAGTCTTCCTCGCCAAGCAGCTCGCGAATCCAGCTCCACTTCAGGTTGATGTGTTCGATTCGTTTAGCATCAATGGTGTCTCTGGCAATGATGTCAATCACATGCACCGCGTTCTTCTGCCCCACCCTGTGGAGCCTGTCGGCAGCCTGCCGGTTAAGGCTAGCCGACCAGGATCTGTCAGTGAACACCACGGTTGAGGAGGCGGTAAGAGTAATACCAATGCCGCCAGCGCTGATGGTCCCGGCAAACACCTGAATTTTTTGATTCTGAAAGTCTTCAATGATTCTGGAACGTTTTTCTGGTGAGGTATCGCCAATGAAGATGCCATGAGATATACTGGCTTTTTCAAGCCTCTTTTGCAAAAGGCGAATGACCTGAGCAAATTGACTGAAGATAACGACTGGCTCATCGGTGGACTCAATGAGATCCATAACGGCAGTGAGTTTTGCCGATGGCTCAGAGAGCACCATCCGGTTCGTTTCCTGATCGATCTCGCCGTACGCGCTGGCAAACTGTTGCAGCCTGGTGAGCTGTGCAATAATAACCGGAGCGTCAACCGGCTCATCTTCATGCTCGCCCACCCAAGCTATCATGTCTTTGCGCATCTGTTCGTAAACGCGCATCTGTCTTGGGTGTAGGTCTACCTCAATTGTACTGTAGTACTTGTCGGGTAGCTCTTTGAGCACTTCCTCTTTGCGGCGACGAACGTAGAAGCCGCTCATTTGTTCTTGCAGCTCTTTGGCGTGGCTCACGCCGACGATTACTCGGTACCCGCTGTTCTCAACGTACAAAATGTGGCGGTTGTAATAACGCCAGTACGACGACCAGAAGTCCGGGTACAGCCAGTTAAGAATGCTCCAGAGGTCGTCCGGCTTGTCGAAGGCCGGCGTTCCGGACAGTCCAGTTTTGAAACAGGTCTTGAGTAATTTAAGTGCTACACTTTGTTTTGACTTCCTGTTTTGTAGTGCATGGCAATTGTGCACTAGAATTCCGTTGGCGAAATAGTTTCCTGTTCCCGTCTCGATGTTATATACTCGAATACCTTCTGTGCGCATAACTTTGGGTTTGTCATAACTTCGAGGTTCGTGAATCGAAACACTGTCCATCCGTTGGAGATTAAATATTTGTCCTTCTCTTGGTCTATTTGTTTCCTGCTCGTCAAAAGGTGTGCCGAACCATCTACTTCTATTGCTATTTTCAATTCCTGGTTTGCTATGTCTATCATGTAATGAAATTGGTTCAGGCACAATTCGCAAGTCAACGTCACTGTTTCCATTTGTCAATCTTAACAGCGTGTGCTCCATGCTGTTCAGTGCCGAAGCATTGATGTAGTTCGATTCGTTGGTCCAAACTGGATGGTTACCAGTCATAACAGTACTATTTATCTTGAAAAGTTGTGATCTTGTAGTTCTGCTGAACGTGTGTTTCACAGTTGTTTCAACAACTTTTTGCTGTTTATGATCATATCCGTAAACAACATCGTCGTTTTGCAAATCCTCGATATTTTGTAAACCTTTGGGTGTGCTTATTCTTGTTCCGGCTATAACGCATTCGTCTGCAATAATATGGAACCACGTTGTGTTAACCAACTCTGGGAGCAACCGTAACGACTGCCAGTGACAGACGAAAACATCCGCTTCGTTGTTCTTTATGGACTCCAAGAACGGCGTTCGGTCCTTGCTGTTGATGGCCATGACCCGGAGATCCGGCGCCCAGTCTTCGAAGTGGCTCAGCCAGGAGGAGAAAATGCCAAGGTAGGTAACAACTAACGTTTTTGGCTTTTCAACTAGGTTCGGTTGTTTTTCTCGTCTTCTACGATCAAGGGCAATGGCGGTCACTGTGTTGTGGGTTAGCGTAAAGCTTCTTGTAACATATAGGCAGTCATTAGCTTCAACTGAAATGCAAACGCATGGTTCATAACCGATGTACTGAATGGCTTTAATGGCTCGAACTGGTTCATATTTCGATCTATGGATCCAGTTGTCCAACTTGCGTTTAAGTCGGAATGGTACAAATGGTGTTGGTAAGCTTAATGTCATTCGGTAAAACAGTTGACCTGTTCTCGTTTCTCCTTTATACTTTGGAATCTTTGTGACTTTTTTTCCTCCTAATGACCTAACAATGTGTTCAACATCCTCGGATAGCTGCTTACTTACTGTGCTATACTCTACCGTTGTGGCTGGTTTACCTCTACTTTTTACTATACTTCCATCTGTATCTAGAATTCCCTGTAAGCAAGCGTATCTAGTCTCTATGTCTCCCCACTTGTATTGGATTGGTATGTGTTTTTCTTCTGCTTTTTTGTTCATTAACCCAAGTTCACGTAAGTGTCTTACTATTCCACTGAAACGATAGTCGCCAGAGTATCCGTTATCCTTTTCTAACCTAAATGTCACGCCGTTTGGTATTATTAACGAACTCACAATATCATGGTCAGTTGATAGGTATGTACCGTGTGATAGACAACCGTTTCCTATGAACACACCAACCAAATATGGATCAAGTGAAATGTCACTTTGTATGAATTGTACTGGTTCAACATTTGGCACGTAGTACCTATTGTTTCCCGACGAACTCTTTAGTCCTAACCTTATCATTTCTCTAGTTGAGATTGTTTCATATGGCTTACCTCTTCGCTTGTTGTTCGGTGTAATAACTGACCATAAATGGTCAATGTCGCAACGAACAAAAGTGTCATCACTAAACCAAACTTCACATATTGGTCTAGTTCCTTGTAGGTAAACTCCGTTGACCTTAGTTGGCTTTCCATTCGATCCAATAACATAGTCACCAACACTTAGTTTTCCAATTTCTGTCCATCCTGTTGGTGTTAGTACTGGTTCAGATAATGGCTGGGCCTTTCCGAGGCCCATATCGTCCCCTAGAAGAACCGCCTTCTTGTCCCAGAGAAAATCGACCGCTTCTTCCTGGAATGGGTACAGAGAAAACATTCGGCCCTTCGCTACGTTGTCGGAACATTTTGTGTTCCAAACTTAGTAGCCAAAGGGCCGGGAACTCAGTGCTGTTGAGTTTTACTCTTGTCCGGTTTGTCGTCTTAGGTCTCTATCAATGGCTGCTCGCACCTCTTCGGTACGATCTGGTATCTCACGAAAAAACTTGTCGTGTCCTTGTGGTTTGGCCACCGTGCCGTCCGGCATGATTTGTACAACCCAAGGCGTGTTGAACCATCGACATTTCTTATTTTCGCAGAGGATGGTGAGCATGTTAGACCCACCTTGCATTGGCCTGTTGGTCACGGTCCTTCCTGGCTGCTCACATTTTGGGCATCTTCGAGCTTCCTCGAAGGAGGAATCAACCATCTGAGTAGTCCAATTCGTAGAGGTGGAAGATAACGCCCATAGATGACCGTACCGACTGAACGTGAGAGCTTCCAAACGGGACGTCGTGCCCAGTGCCTAGAACTCGAAAAGTGTGATTTTGTTCTGGTTGTTCATCGTCCTGCTCGGCGTAAATTTCGATCAGGTTGTGGTTCGCCGGAGCAACATGGAGAATCTTCCCGGAAAACGCGACAGTTGACTCTTCATCATTTGCCAATATCACGTACTTCAGGACTTTTCGCGACATTTTCTAGTCTATCCACCCTTCGCTCTAGGTCTCGTACCAGGGTATGGAGCCTGTTTATGGAGTCTTGGGTTATCTGCCAGGGAGTTGGTGCTCTTTCCCGATCAATGGTAGTAGATCGTTCTTGGAGCTTAGCATACTCATCGTACGTTGGTTGTCGTAGCATTTGATATGTGCTTGGGGTTCCGGCCGCGCCATGTCGAATGAGACTAATGCAACCAACTATGGTGAGATTTCGCACTGCCTTGCTGGTTACCGGGTTAGTGTATCCCAATGCCGTCGAGATGTCTCTGGTGAAGCCTTTCCAAACCTGGATTGGTTTGCCAATAAAATCATCTACGACATTGGGATTCTCTATTATCTCGCTGTTCTGATCCATATAGGAGTATATTTGCTCGATTTGAGCTTGAGCTTTTCCTGTCATTATTCTCCTATATTTCGACCCTTCTTTCCCCAAATAATGTAGTATAACGTTGTTCGATTTATTGAGGTTAAATCTGAAATTGTAGTCATTGAGTAGTTGTTGAGTAGTGTTTTAATGATAGCATGTCGTAACTCGCGTCTAGCGGCCTGCTGTTGATCTACGAGGTTACGCCATCTATCTGCCGCCTCCTTCACGTGCAACTCTACCGTTGTGTCCATGTCAACCCTTACCTCACTGTGCCTTACCAGGGCCCCCGGTAGGACTCGAACCTACGCTTCCAATACCCTGAGCGGGGGGACTCCGTTGAGTCCACGAGGGCCACCTATTCAATTATTCGCTTCCTGGAATGTAGACATCAGGCATCTTCTCAGCCTTTGACCATTTGACCAGTGCCCGAAGCGTTGAGCTTGTCTTCTTTCCGGTGGCGAAGTGGCGCCATGTCTTAAGGAAGAGCGCCAAGTGCTCGGCCTGGTCACGACGCCCGGAGGTGTTCAACACGAGCCGACGAAGCGCGAACCTGTAGTCGAACTCGTCCATGTTCGCACCGGTCCGGAGGCCGTAGATGTACTCCTGCACCAACGGGTGTTCCTCGCCAACCTCACGCCACAGCAGGTAGGTACCGACCGCCGCTGGTGTTGTGATGATTCGGAACGTCTTGTACATCTCGTGGCCAACGTTGACCGCCTTGCCCAACAGAGGCACGGACTCGGCAACAACCTGCTCGACCTGCTCGTTGGTAACCCGCTCGTTCCACGGAAGAACCAGCCGGTGATCGTACAAGTACAGCATCCTGGCGGCCGAGCCGAGCTTTGTCGCGTTGTGGTACCCGGCCCTGAAGAGGACGTCCGTGTAGTTTCGTCGCCGCTGGACGTCCAACACTGGGAAGTTGGCCACCGGCATGCCGGCGCTCACCATCATCAGCACCGAGATACCGCTTTCCTCGATGGCCTTGAGCCGGTTTTGTCCGTCCTGAAGAACCGGCCTGACATCGAGGGCAATGCCCTGGTGCGTGTAGTGATAGTTGCCGTTGAGGAGAATTGACTTCCAGTGGTCCACATCTGCCCTACGAAGTGGCCTGTTGTTCGTGTTCAGCTCAAGCAGCTTCGTAGCAAGCTCAGGTGTAACTAACACCCTTGGGTAGGTAATTGGTGAGGGGTGGGGGGCCAGGATTTCGTCATACGTAGCCGTGGAGGTTCCGTATGCTCCAGCAGCTTTGTTTACCATCCTGGCATGGTCGGTGATTTCTTGCACCCTACGTTCGGTGCGCTGACGGTCTGTCATGATTTTCTCTCTACTGTCATCGCTTCGCAATTTCATCCTCGTAATTTCGGCCTCGAAGAAACCATGCTTGCGAAGAGATCGCATGACTGTTTTTTCGGCGTTAACATCGGATGGTGTTAAGTGCACTTGGATTTTTGTCCCAGGGCACGTTTCGCCGTTGAGTGGATGTCCTCCCGGGCAGGTAATCGCGTACTCTCCTGAAGCTAGCCGTACAACCGGCCATCCGGTCCTTTTTGCTCTGTTGGCTATGTTGTTCGCGAATGATTTTCTGGTGCTCAACGGGGTTCCTTAGTCCGGTTCGTCTTGTTCTTCGATGATTGAGTCTTCCTCGATAACAATGTCATCTCGGATCTCGTCCAGCGCAGCGTTTTCCAGGTATTCTAACCTCTCTGCCGGTGAGTAGTCGTTCCACTGCTCGGTTTCAACATCGATTGAGGTGCCGAACAGGTCTTGGCCAAGCCGGTACTGGAACGAGACGATGGTCATAGTGTCCTGCATTGAAACCCTCCTCTTTTGTATAAGGCAGTAGGCCGTGAGGGTATTGATCCCACTTCTCCTGATTAAAAGTCAGGAGCATCACCTTAATGCTTACGGCCCATACGCTGGCTCGCGAGGACTCGAACCTCGACAATCAGAACCAAAATCTGAGGACCTGCCAATTAGTCGACGAGCCAAATTTTGCTATTTTTACCAAGGCCAGTGGAATGTGAAGTGTAATACAAATAATATGCCGAGGAAAATTGTAATTCCGAGGAAGTTTTCTACGATCTTACTCACGTTTTTCGGACCTTCCTACCTAACTAGGTAATAAAAAATAGCTCCGAGCATCAGTGCACCGAAGACTAGCACACCTTTTGGCAAGTGCTTCCAAGCGCTGATGAGCACGAGCGCAACAATGGCACATGCTGCTATGAGCGGATAGTTGAATGCTGGCAGTTTTGGTTTTTCTTGGCAAATTTGATTTGGTGGGCATGGCTGGGCCAGAACCGTATCCACAAGGTGGCGCACGATCATCTGTTCTCCGTTTCTTACGCTGACATAACTGTGGTGCAAGGTGCGCCCCTAGAGAATCGAACTCTACTCAAACCTGTTTATAAGACAGGCCCGGACCACCTGCCCGCCGAAGCGCATTATCCTAAGCGGTCGCATATCGGTTTGTCGCGCTAGATTTGGCCTAGGATCATATTCTGTTATCAAAAATTATCCTAAGCGGCCAGCTAATCGGTTTGTCGCGCACACGTTTGGCTTAGGATAGCTTTGAGACACCAACGCTCGTGGAAATGTAGATGTGGACTCGTCCTTGGTTGGTGTCAGAGCCGACGAAGAGATTCGAACTCTTAACCTTCTCATTACAAGTGAGATGCACTTCCAGGTTGTGCTACGCCGGCTAAGCTTGAACGTGTGTAGGATGGAAAAAAGTCGATCTTTGGTTCAAGCGTACCTCCGGTGCGATTCGAACGCACAACTTCCTGATCTTGAATCAGGTTGGGATACGGAGGCAAGGGCCAAGATGTACTCCTAGGGCTTTGTACTCAGCTTTTAGCGCCCTCAGCGGACTACCCATGGATTATCCGCGTGTTGGCAACTCTTTATTGGTCTTCATCGAACAATGTCGCCACTGTCCGAATATTGAGCACGTCTGCTCTGCGACCTCCTGTGGACATCTTGGAGCTTTTCATTAAAATCTTCCGGCCGAAAAATCGGCTATTACCTTTGGTACGTTAGAGTCAAAGCCCACAACATCGAGCATTCCCGCATCGGTTGGGTCAGCTATTGTGAAACCATTCGATGCCACCCCAGCGACAACCAACCGTGCGTCAATGCCCATTGCCTGTCGATAGTTTCGGAGTGCCACGTGTGGGTGTATGCTTCCGGCCCACGTTTCATTGTCCGTAATGACCAGGAACGTGTCGACTTCTATCCTTTTACGATGCGCCCAAACCATGGGCAACGAGCAGTCCGTGCCGCCAAAGTTCATATTGGTGGTTTTTTGGAGTACCTGGCTCAGGCTTTGACCAGGCGAGATTCCCAGGTCCTTGAACTCTGTCGAGAACCCCATAACGGTGTAGTACGGCTCGGTCCGAGCCACGGTCATGGCCATTGCCGCGCCAACCTGATCAGCCGACAGGTCAATGCCTATCGCGGGGTAAGACATTGATCCTGACACATCAAGTGCCAACAGTGTGCGCTTGTTGGCTGGTTCAACGTGCTTGAATGCCAGGTGGAACCCTTCGTTGAGCGCGTCTCTGATGGCTGGTACGGTCGTCCAGCTCCTCTCTCGACTACCAGAACACCATGTGGAGCGATTGCGAGCTATCTGCCCTTCCTCGTGAACCACGAGCGCGTTTAGGTAGTTAGTTGGGTGTAAGCGTGTACGCGCGATCATTTCCTCGTCAACAAGCTTACTAGCATAGTCAGCAGTGAAAACCATGTCATCAAAAGCAGCAATGCGAGCGAGACGAGTAATATTACGCACAAGCGCCTGACCAGTGATCTGGCCATTGTAGAAAAGCTTTCGCCATACATCTGGTTCCTTATGGAACTGAGTTGGCAGTGCTTCCCAAGGCAAGTTAGGGTAATCATTAAGGATTTGGATCAGGTCATAAACGTTTTCCGAAGCCTGAGCATTAGCAAAACCACAAATGATACCTGGAAAACCGCCAGGACCAACTTCTTTTCCGAGAATGAAGTTGCCGAGTTCCTGGTTGACACCCTTTGGGTGTGAAAGCCGGAACAGGTCACGGTGTGTCCAGCCATCGCGCTGACGGTACTTTACCGCCTGGTAAGCCAGCTTGTCCGGTGTCTTGCTCAGGTACCAGCTCGCCACGACGGAACGCTTCGCGCGTCCCCAGCCACCCATCAGCTCGATGTATTTGGCGAACTCGAACAGATGAGTAGATGTGCGAACAATCTTGGGAAAAAGAGCCTTTGCCTTGGACTTTACCTCGTCAGAAGCATACCTGAAAAGCAAGGCCATGACAAAAATGGCTGCGGAGTTACGGTAAGCACGGCCCTCAACGGAGATGTCATGAGCTGTCTCAAGGACTAGCTCTCCGTTGCGCTTGATGAGGTCAACTAGGAAATCAACGTTCTGCTTCGTGAGGTCTCGCTCGTTAATATAATATGTTCCGCCGTCTGTGCCAAGAATCAGGAACCGTTCCAGTCTCGCTTTGTCATCGATCACAAAAGAGAACCCACCGGCGCTGTTTGCTACCTGGCGTGGGTCTTCTTGTTCACTCTGCGGAACTGGTGTGCTTAGAAATCTCGTGTATGGATTTGACACTTTGATCCTCTCGACTCACTTTTTCAAATGAATGTGTCCGTTCACCAAAGCTTAACACTTAATCTTGATTGTGTCAACGGCTCGACAGTCGGAGATATGTCCGTTTTGTCCTAGTGAGCCACACCAACGAGGGTTTTACCGATAAGATTGTTCAGCGTAGGCCAGATTCCAGACCGGTATGCCATCCAGACAATCACAACAAGCACTGCTAAGTAGAACATTGGCTTGATGAATGAGATTTTCTTTTTGATCTTGCACTCCTCAGGTGTGAGCGCTAAGCTCGGGTGTCGGACACTGATGAACGCCACAAACAGTAGCAGCACCCACCTCGGCAGGTCTCGGTAGAACTTCTCCCAGCGGACCTGGAGGTGAGCGCATTTCTCACAATAGATCCCGTCCACGGTTCCGGAGCATTCTTCGGTGCCGTGTGCAGCGTCGGTCGCCTCGCGAAGGTAACGAACTCTGTGATACGCAGTGTCTACCCAGCTCATTATGTTTCGTCCCATTTCTATGTGTGGTCGAGCACCCCCGCCCGGAATCGAACCGGGACTGACACCTTAGGAGGGTGTTGTTCTGTCCGTTGAACTACGGGGGTTGTTGTTCTGTTTGTTCATTGAACTACGGGGGTTAACCCTACGCTTCTTCCTCTTGTTCGTTGACGTGGACCATCTTGGTAAAGGATGTTGTAGGGATATTGCCGGTGACTAAGAACGTGACCAGCTCTTCCCAGCTATTGATGCTGGTGCTGTTGCTACCGGTCGCATACCACTTGCCGCCCGCCTTGATGGCTGCGAATGAATACGATATTCCATCTTTTTGGAATTTCTTCTTGAAGGTAATGACTTCACCTTCAGAAAAGGTGTCCTCACCGAGTGCATCAGCAATGGCCATCTTTTCGGCTACAAGCCTATCTTGAACTTTTTTTAACAGTTCTTTCCTGACCTCGATGTCGGCGAGAGCGGTTAGGTCGTTTTCAGCTACGTTGAATCCCATGATTTCCTTTTCGTTAGACGTCTTATCCCAGTCAACATACACATTTGTCGCGCTCGAGCGGCAGGATTCGAACCTACAACAAGATGATTAACAATCATCGGCTCTGCCTAATTGAGCTACGCCCGAAAGCCGTTAAGTGAAGTAGATGTGGTTAACGGGCACTGGGTGCTCCCAGTAGGACTCGAACCTACACTATCCTGATCTTAAGTCAGGCGCCTCTGCCATGTTGGGCTATGGGAGCTTTACCTTGACCTTTGGCTTTGATTCAATAAGAGAGACATTATCCAACCTTTGTTATTATGAATCTGGGAGGTGTTGCGCGAGCTGAGCCTATCTGATGGTTACCTGGCCAGGTGTCCCAAGGCAAGCCCCCTCGCGCAACACCGGCTTAATTTTCTCCGCGAGGCCCTAACCCCTGATAAATACCCGCTTTGCAGGCGGGGCGCTCCGCCAGGAACGTCATAGGGACAAGGTAGATTCCGCGAGGGTCAGGCGTCGTGCTGCCACTTTCCCTAAGTTTTCGCACATCTCTTCCAATGTGCCGCTATTGTCAGACCTTGCATCTGAACGGAATCTACGTCGGGTACGAGCGATTTGAACGCCCGGCCTCTCGCTCCCAAAGCGAGCGCTCTAACCAAACTGAGCTAGTACCCGTACGGCCTGGTAGTACTTATTGGGACACCTTTCGTACGTTTAAACGGGATTATCCTCAAGTGGGCTACCGTACTATGAAATGAATGATTGGTGGTGCCACAGGTGGTGGACAAAATACGGAATGGTTTGCGTGAGCAGAGCTACCACTATGAATAGACACTTCTTCATGCGGAGAGGGAGGGAGTTGAACCCCCAAAGCGTCACGCTCTAACAGTTTTCAAGACTGCGCCCGTCGCCAATCGGGTGGCCTCTCCAGATATAAGAGTGCGTACCCCCAACAGGATTCGAACCTGTGACCTGAGGATTAGAAGTCCACTGTTCTTTCCGCTGAACTATGGGGGCGTTGTGGATAATCGCTATACTGGCTCTTAGGTTCTGACACGGATTATCCACAGTGTAGTATTACGCGACGGTTTTACAGACCGTTTCCTTTGACTCCTAAGTTTAGACGAGAGCTGGAACAGGCGCTTGCTCTTTGGTTTTAGACGAGAGCCTTCTGGCCTATTCCTTGTTTCTGTGGGCTGCCAGAGCGATCCGGTCCTTGTTTTTGTATATAAGCAAGGCAACGGCGCCGAGCCCGAGCACTGCAAGTGCCAACTTCCGCATGACGTTCTTACCTCCTGTCGAACTCGCCGTTCTTGATGCCATCTGTGAATGCTTTCCATTGGGAAAGACCAAAGCTTAGAATCGGCCCGTGTGGGTCCTTGCTGTCACGTACCAGAACAGTGTGATCATCGCAGTTGCAGGTGGTGACTTCGACACAGAGTCCCGACTCACAACGAGAACTCTTTCGCCAGACCTCAACGCAGTCACCCGCGCCGCCGCTGTAGGAAGACTTTCGCCAGTAACCCATCAGATGTTGAACTCTCCATCCTTGGCACCAAGGATAAAGGCATCCCATTCGGATTGGGTGTAAATCAACGCGGGTCCTGTTGGGTTTTTCGAGTCGCGTACTGCAACTACGCCTTCCGGTAGAAACGCAACCTCAACGCAGTTATCAGAGTATGGCCCGCTCCGGCTGCTCTTATGCCAACCGGTGTTGGTACTCAGGAGGCTGTCAAGCTTTGGTGACTTGGTCATTTTGAACAGTCCTTCCTCAGTGCGCTGTTGCTTGGGCGCACAAGATGTCGCGGAACAACATGCGAACGGTGTTGCCCGTTCCGATCCTCAGTGTCGTGAAACCCGTCCGGCCAACCACAGACAGGGCATGGTGTTGGTTTCAAGATAGCATTCCTTGGAATAGGTGCCCTTTACGGGATTCTTAGTGCCCTCCCCAGTTCGGGTACTGGCGGCATCTCAAGCCGTCGCTCGAACTCTTCCCATGTCATCGCCTCGACCTCGATGACGCTGATGTCAGCCACGCCAGCGTCGCGAGCGGCCTTCTCGGAAGCATCGGT